GCAAACTCAAGGAGGGGGCTAAAATTAATTATTTAATTATTTTATTATGTATGTAATTGGTTTTATTTGGTTTTTTATTGAAACTTAATATAGGAACAGGGGTTTTTTAATTTATTTAATCCCTATTTTTGACTTGTTTTGCGCTTCAAAAGTATTAACTGTGGTTGCATTGATGATTAAAAAGTGTTGTATTTTTACCACAAGCAATAATACCACTGTTAACTGTGTGGTATAATGATTATCAAAAGTGTTGTATTTTTACCACAAATTAAATGATAATAGTTATCATTATCACATATTAACCATTCAATATATAATTGTACTAGTGTTAAGCGGTAAACTTTTGAGTTGGAATGTGATGGAAGCTGCTTTAAAGACTAATACAGTGATAATTGATTTTTATGCGCTGCTTTTTTGAGTGTGAGATGGATTTATTTGATGTTTTGTAAGTGTGTTTTCTGGCACCTAACACCCTTAATATACCCCCAGCTTGCCTTACATATAAACCCACAACCACGCTACAATCTAAACTTAATTAATAATAATTAATAAGCCAAACACCAAAAATGATATAAAAAATTACTTGTATATTCTGTGATTCTTTGATTAAATATCCACTTTCAAAACGAATATACACAAGGTTTCTAATAATGAGCGACGATAAATTAAAGCAAAACACACCAGTAAAGGTTAATTTAATCGGTGGTTTTTCTATTAATGGAGTGGTTAAAGGTGTTGAGATGGTGCACACGCCTTATTTAGAAGGTGTTGGAATGAGTGTCGTGTGTAAATATATAGTGGAGATGGAACAACCTATAAATGGCTATTCTTCAGCTTGCTTTGATGAGCGACAAGTGGAGGTGGTTTAAATATACTGAAAGAAAAAGACTTGACACCACATACACACTTATTTATAATGTACGCACATTAACAAATAACTGGAGAAAATAGAGATGGAATCACAAGAAATAGAAGTTAGCAACTACGCAACAATAGTGAACTCTGATGGAGAGCAAACAAAAGCTCGCATTATCGACGACACTAAAACATTATGGATTGTGAATAATAATGGTACCACTTTACGTTTCTCCAAGAAAACACTAATACAGTTTGGTCATTCCAAGAATCCCGATGCATTACGCTTAACTGAGTATATTGAACCAAATCACACAATCCAACATAAAGAGGATACTAATCCAATTTCAGTATTAGGATGTGAAGCACTGTACTACAATCTATCCCACTCTCAAACCAACACCTTGAATAAGGTCGCTGGAATTAAAATACCAAAAAACCAAACTGTTGATAGTGCTCGTAAAATAGTTCATCAAATAGATAACTTACAAGGCATTGGCGGGAATTACAAACCAAAATACACCTTTTATTGTGAAGGTGAGGTGATTAATATTGATAAACCTCTTTACATGACGATTAGGGCTGCCAACTGCTTAAACGGTGTATACACTATCGCTGATATCTATATTAAATATGATTCACCACGTGAATTATATCGTGTAAAGGATTTAATCAAAAATGGTAAACTTGTAACTATGGTATTATCAACTCAATGTAAACACAGTGGAAACAAACAATCACGTTTAGATGAAATTGCAGAACTCGCTCTACAGGAATATCAGAGTTCAAGAGATACTGATTATAAATTAGATAGCTTATGCCTAACATACGATTGCCTCTATAATCAAGATTGTGAAGAGCTTGATAAAGCCATAGATTCAACGCTTGAGATATCAAATATTATTTTCAACAAGGAAAGCTTTGATAAGGATAATATTGTTTTATTTGCTAAAGATGGTAAAATTAACACTGTTAATAAGTCTAATCTTAACGGTGATGAATTAATTATAGGTTTTATACATAGCAAAGGGTTTTCGTATTACCATCACTTCAAGTTGTTTAAATTTAAGGAGATGTTTAATCTAAAGTGGGTTCGTGATTAGTTAGTGAACCTATATACCTCAATAAACCGTATATTGGGGTATTTTTTTAACATTAAAGAGTGTAAGATGTTAATGAGTTTAAAATCAACAAGATAATTAACACCTAACAATACACGCGTATCAACATTTAAGGGTAATACTGGTGTTGTAAGGAGTTATACGTAGACTTAGATATATTATAGAACTAGATACACCTGTGTGACGTATCCTGAGCACCTCATTAATATTTTAGTTAATCAGAAGGAATAACAATATGAGTTTAATAGATAAAACAAACAAAATAATATCCCAGTTCAACGATAAAGGCTTAAATACTGGTGGTATCTCTGATGGATACCATACATTCGACGAGCTTTACGATATGAGAATGCAATATAACGCAGCCTTATTTAATGAGTGGGCTGAAGGTGGTAAGCACAACGTGCATAAGTCAACCTGCCATTACGATGGTGAGGAATGTTTCGGTGGCGGCTGGTTTATTGTGGTAGCTGAATTACCTACAGGTCAAATCTCCAATCATTATGAAATCAAACACTGGGACTTATTTAATATACCAAGCTTTGATAAAGCACAGATTCCATTTGACGAGCACACCACGAAAGATGTTTTATTAAGACTTGATGCACTTAATAATTCAGCATCCTGTGATAACAAAGTGTTAGTCGCCAGTTTCGATACCTACTTTAACAGTAAATATCCAGTTAATGATATAACATTCCTTAACGGTAAAAAGCTGATTAAGATTGAAGGGCTGGAGAAATATAGTGAAGAGGTTATTTTTCACACAGATGATGGGTTTGCCGTAAAAGTTTATCATGAGCAAGATTGTTGTGAAGATGTAAATCTTGTTGACTTTGAGGGTGACGCAGAATTATTTGTAGGTGCTGAAGTGCTTAGTGCTGAGTTAGTCTCCAGCAACCATAAGAGCGATGATGATAAGTGCGAAAGTCAAACGTGGACTTTTTATAAAATCCAAACTAACCGTGGCGAACTATGGATGCGTTGGCTTGGAGAGTCTAACGGCTACTATAGTGAAGAAGTTAATATTCTGATTGGTCGTCACGTTGATGAAGGTGAATAAATGTTAATCGAAACAAGCTAAATATTAATTAGATATGGTAGGATATAAGTTGTATTCTGCCAGATAGGAATAAATATGAATTACGAAAAAAAGCAAGAATTACTACGACTATCTGCAAAAGCACTGGTTTATTTTCAGCAGGAAGATGATAGTGAATATTTTTATTTAAACGGCAAGCCGTTCTTATACACTAGTGATGTATTAGAGCTGCTAAGTTTAAATGATGGTTGGTACGGTGAAATTGAGTTACCAAAATATGAGTTTTTTACTCTTGATAATGGTGAAAAGCAAGTTATTCACACTTGCTACGAAGATTTACGCGACTTTATTAAGTTTAACGTTGATACCAGCCACCTATATGGATTTAACGAACCAATGCTGGTTGTCGATAATCTTATTTTTGAAAATAACCACCCACACAAATTTATGTGGGATATAGATAAAATGATTAAGATTGACAATAAGCTTGTTTACTGCGAATTATCCGATCGCCTAGATTACCGTATACCAAAGTCATACAAGGAACAATTGGTTGCTTTAAAGACTAAATTATTTGACGCGAGAGAGAATCTTGCTAATATTATCCGTTCCTATGATTTTGGTGTTAGCTCCATAACTATTCATGTAGGTGATAGTGATTTAAATGTTGGTAGCTGTAGTGAGGGGGTTTGTCATGCAGTGCTAGATTTAGCTAAACTCGAAGCTAAAAAGGAGATTAATAACATTAATGATGATATTAATTATTTTTCTAAAAAGAGATAGTTAAACCTAAAATCAAGCCGCCTAACCAGCGGCTTTTTTATTTATTTTGAAAAAAAGTTTAAAATAACTATTGACATCTACCTCACACTACCATATAATTCTATCCAACATAGCAAAACAACACAGGAATTAATAGTCATGAGCTTACGCAAACTTTACAAAAACTTTAAACCTTTCGCTCACTTCAATATTAACGAGCAAGTTGATGTTTGTGATAATGAATGTTCATGGTTTACTGGTACAGTGTTGTCTCAGGATGAAGAAACAGTAAAAGTGAGTTTAGAGAAAGATGGTTCTGTTGTTGAGTTGTCATTTTGCTTGCAGCATGGTGTTTATGCTGAAGATAAGAATGATGATAACTCTTATCACGCACGTATCATTATTGATGAGGAAGAAGAGCGTAGTATTCTTAAAAACGTAGTTATTAACTACATAAAATCTCACGACATTTCAGCTTATTACAAGCCAGAATTTAACGCTCCATTTTCTAAAATGTTTGTTGTTAACGGTGCATTTAATGATTGCACAAAACAGATAAGCGACCCAGAAAATAATATCGACTTCTTTGATGATCTGGTTAATGAAATTTTAATGCAGCGTCGTAATTCCTATATTGAAGAATTAAATCGTGAGCATGAATGGAAATTGCGTCAACAAGAGAAAATCAAGAAAGCTAGAGTCGCCGCAATGAATTTAGGTGTTATTTTTACTGTTGTTGATAAAACTTATATCTTTGCAGGCTTAGTTCAACAACACTATTTCGAGCAACATAACTTTAAACGCTCAGCCAGTCGTGCACAAGAGCATTTTGGTGATATTGGTAAAATAAGTGATAGAGCAACATACAAGTTCACTAACTTAAGAACAAAGGAACAGCTCGCCTTATATAAAGGAAGTGTAGGTGATTTTAAGGTAAGCGAGGTAACTTGTAGTGAAATCTATACACTATCAAGTGCAACTAAAAATTCAGACAGTGAGTTTAATCAGGTTGTAGAGTGGTTAGATAGTGGTGACCGTGTTCATTTAGTTGTTGATAATCAAACACCCCACTCACCTGAGAAACAACTTCATATGATGAAGATGGCGGAAAACGCCATGAAAGATAAGTATTATGGTATTAAATCTGAATATGAGGCAGCCGTCAAAACTTTGGCTAAGCTTAATAGTGTAACGGACGAGAATATGGAGTGCGCTATCTCTCTAAATGAGAGTCTAGTGGGTGAGGATAGTTGTTGGTTGTGTTTTGATAAGGTTGATAAATGCTTTAGAACGTACCAGAGTACATCCATGTTTAACGAAGAAAAGTGTTTAGTTGTAGGCACCTTTAATATAGGTGGTAAAGGGTTTGAGTATTGCACTCGATTAGATGTGCAGCAATATATTAATCTAAGATAAAAAACAAACATAAGGGATAACAAATTTTGAACTTACAAGAATTACACGCTGAGATAATGAAGTTACATAACGCACAACGTAATACCAAGGTTATAGTGCTTAATAATCTGGTTAATTTAATATATTATTATGTAAGTGGCGAATCGCTTATGATGGACGCAAGGAAAGGGGTATTATAATGAAAAAACCAACACAGCAGCAACTACAGTTAATCCAAAGCAATCTAAGTGAATGCGTGCAAAGCCTATACCAACACATTAAGCCAGAATCACATCAACTAGACATTAATGAAATTGACGAATCAAAACACAAAGTTTACGCCGATTATGGCAGATTGTTTTCTGACGTAACGGTAAGCATGGCGCAAGGAATGTATGTTGTTAACTTAGATTTTGCATTGGATGCAAATGAGAGTAAGGCTAAGCCTGTTAAGCATATCTCTTTTAAATGTAAGTATGGTTATAATATTTTTGAAGAAATTCGCTGGCATGAGCTGCTAAACGAGAAGGTTAAGGAGAAGTTCAAAACAGCATGGCACGCAATTAATATTCAAGATATTGACACAGAACAAGAGCTTATTGATTTTTTAAGCGACTGGGACGGGTCTATCTTTAGAGGTGAACAATGAGTAAATTATCAGAACAAGATAAACAGCTTTTAATGGGTTCACTAGAATATGCAGTAAACTACTTTAATAAAGGATGGCGTGAGCTAAAAAAAGAACCTTGCATTGATTTCTCAATTGATAATCGCTTTAACTATAAGGCTAGTTTAAGTGATGAGTTCACAAAATACACTATTTCCATTATTGGCACTTCGCATTCGATAAAAATGAATATAAAGGTTGTTGATATTGAAACAAATAGTGATGTGGAAAGCTTAGGTTTCTCCATGACCATTAAATCTCTATACATCACTAGAGTTGCTGTAGATAAGTTTAGTGATGCGATATTAAATCATTTCAAGAAAAAATCAAATATTATTCCATCTCGATTTTGGGATAATTATTCTGCTGTAGACTTTTATAAAGAAAAAAGTTAGAATTTGATAAATTCACATGTAACAGTAAAACACTAATATAAGGTAGTAGCATGAAAAATAGTTGGGTAGCACATTCAGTGGTAGCTTATTTATCAAAATTGAAAAATCAAGACTTACCAGAATCAACTGTAAACAAGTACAAGGGCTTAAAACAAGCTTGTTTTATTACAGCAACAAAACACGAATTACACAGCTTGCTAGAAAAAAGCTTTAAGCTTGTTGAAAAAGACCTTTCTGCTGAAAACATTGTTAAACTGTCTGATTTATTGGTAATGATTTCAATTGATGATGATTTTGATTCACTAATAATTTCCAAGTCATTATTACGTGAACTAGGCGTTCAGCCTGTAGATGTTGATAGTAGTGTTGCTATGAATAGTGGTAATGTAAGTGTTCATAATGGAAGCACTGTTAATGTCGTTCAGCACACTAGCACCTGCAACAAGGAACAAGCACCACTAACAAAGCAAGGAAAAATTAGCCTTGTTGGTGTTGTTATGCAGATGTTTGTATCCAACCACGAGAAGCTGAGTAAAGAAAAGCAGGTGGAAGCAGCTAGTCTGTATGAAGAGATGATCAAACTGATTAACGATAAATTACCTACAACTCACTGTATCGTACTACTAGAATCTTTCCATAAGTTTATAGATAGTCGTAGTCAAGAGATGTTACTAGTTTTATTTGGTGTTTGCGATACGGTAGATATTGATACCTATAAGGATATTTATAATTCCTCTATCAAGATTTTACGTATTGTAAGTGATAATCCAGATAAAATTATTGAGTACGTAAATAACACAAACAACAATCAAGAGAAGGAAAATAATATGATTTTCAGTCAGGAAAACCCAAAGGTTACCACACGAGTTAATGTAGGTGGTACCTCAATTTTTAATCAGAACAACCAAGAAGTTGAAGTTAAGATTAATCAGGCTGCCACACAAAAAAAGCTGGATTTACAGGTCAGCCTTGATGAAGGTAATCTTATGGTTAACGGTGTTAAGATTGGCACCATCTCTAATGAAGGTGGTACAGTGAATATTAAGATTCACGCAAAGGTAGATAAACTATCTGCTGTAGGATGTGGCACCACAGTGAATGGGAATGTTAAACATCTTAATAGCAATGGTGGTGCGGTGACAGTAAATGGTTCTGTTACGGGTAGCTTTAACACTTAAGTATTAGTGTGATTGGAGGGATTACCCTCCAATTTTAATAAAATTAAAAGGAAAAATAAAAGATGAAACAACTGTTAAGAGATTTAGCAAAACTTGAATTGACCCCACAATTTCACCCTGATCAACAAAAATTCATTGCTTATATCTACACATTTTACAGTGATAAGATTCCAGTAATACAATTCAATGGTGAATATGAAGATGTTGTTAAAAACACACAGGAATGGGTTGACAAATGGATGGTGATAAAAAACACATGTGATGTAAATTTAATCTCATTTTCAATTGATAATGATGGTGTTTTTATTTATGATTCAAATTCTGATAAAGAATTAATTATCCGTGATTTAACTTTGGATTTTGATGAGGTAAAAGCTATGGTGGGTAAGTTTATTAAGGAGGTTAGTGCATGGAAAGCCTAATAAGACGAACAGGCACACACGGTGCAGATATTTCTTTCCACGACAACGGTGTAAGTTTACAAGCAACACTTTTATTTCTATGTGATGATGGTACAATAGATATGCGCATGAGAGTTACTGGTACGCTAGATTTCGTGAAGGAAAAGTTATCTGATCACTTGAACTTATGGGATAGTCGTGCTGAGAGTGGTATCTCAGTTCAAGATTATAATAAGTAACCATAAATAACTTAATCTGGGTTTTATATTGAGTAATATATAATGGATAAGAATACGCTGTTTTCAATAGTTGCTATAATTAGCATGATTGGATTTGTTTCTTACTTTATGTTTGGCAGTGAGAATTCGTGCGAGCATGTGGTTTATAGTGAGGTAGGTAATTGATATGAATATTGAGTATTTAAATAAACTAGGTTTTGATGGTGTTTATTATCAAGTTAAGGGTAATAAACACATCATCACCCCTATTATCGAAGGTAATGGTAGTTATGGGGAGGCTGTGCATCAACTATCTCCAGATTGTTTCGAGAGCTATAGTGAATTGGGGGCTAGGAATAATGTAACGGTATGGAGTAATAAGGTTTGGCTGTTAGAGCAAAAATTAAAAGAGTTAGGCTTTGAAATCCACTTCCATTACAATAGTGGCTTTTACATCCAAGTTAGCGCGATCAATTCTTTTGATAATCGAGATTTTCAATATGAAGGGGCTGATATGTTGGGTGAATATGAAAAAGATTTTATTAGTTGGATTAAGGATATTAAAAGGTTGTATTAAATGGATAAGTTAGATCAATTATTATTCAAGGGTCAACTGATAGGTATAAATATTGTTGACTTTAACCTACACAAAGATAGCATTTGCATTTGTTTGGGATCAAATGAGAGCGGGGAATCAGACTACTTTGTAGTCTTTAATGAAAAACATACACAAGCTTGTATTGAACTAGCTGGTGATTGGCTTGACTTATGTATTAAATACAATAGTGAGTGCGCAAGACATGATTTAGGGTTCACTTTTAGATATGGATACCCAATCATAACTGATAAGGATGGCTCAACTCTACTTGAACCAGAACTAGATCAATCTGAAATACATGACCATGTAAAGCAAGCTTTAGATAACAAGCGAGATAGGAGAATAATGTGCTAACAATTAACAAGAAAACAATGTACTTTAATCAGAAGAAGCTTTTTAAGGTTAAAAAATATTTTCTTTATATAGTTTTTTATGATATTCGTAAAGATGCAGATTATGATTGGATTCGTGTTCAAGATCACATAGTTATAATTGATTCACCAGAAACCTACAATAACCCGCAGCATCATTGCGATAAAAACGAATCCATCGCAAAATTATTAAAAAAAGGTGAATCCATCCTGCTTCTAACTGGGAGTGATTGGGTGTTGCAGGATATTAACTTCAGAATCATGCTTAACAATTTAGACCCAACATGCATTGATCTACCGCCAGCAGCAGAGTATTATCAGCAAAACACTGGAATCAATCACAAAAAAGTGAGAGCGTTTAACCTTGTTGGTGATAACATAGAAGAGATTAAGGTTGATAAGTACGGTTGTAACAATAAGTTTATTGATGAATTTATTGCTACAACCAATAGTATCGGTGATGAGCTTTATGATACCCTAAGAGAAACAGTTAAATGGAAGAAAAATGCTAATAATTGAAAACAACATTTTATCATTAGAAACATCGGCAATTAAACAATACATAACAAAGCTAAAGCGCGGTCATCTCTACATACTTTCCTATGAGAATTATGAAGACGTTGAAATGATTCGTACAGATAATGAAGATGTGTTGATAATTGATACACCTGAAGCGTTCAAGCATCCATCAAGACATTGCTCTTCAAACGAGCTTATTTCTCGTCAAGTTAAGGAGGGTAAGATTGTTATACTTTTAACAAATAGTAGTCATGTGTTAGATAACATTAATTTACGTGTGATGTTATCTAAAGATTTCGAGAATAAAAATTTAATCTTGGAAAACCATCCTCATTTAAAATCCTGCACACCTATAAAAGGTGGGAAAGTCAGAGGGTTTGAGTTGCATGATGGCTTAGTGGAAAAATGCAAGGTTAATCAATATGGTGTTTATTGGGATAAGTTAGATGGATATATTGCTGATTGCGAGATAATTGATAGTAGTGTTTGTTATTATTTGGGGGATAATAAGTGATGTATGGCTTAAAAGACTTTGCTGAAATTTATTTTCAAGCTGAAGATTTAGGGTTTAATGGTGTTGAGTTTAAAAGATACACTGATGTAGATCATCAAATTTCTTTAGTTTCAAAACCACATGATTGGTTAGCCTTCTCAGTGGATATTGATTATAGCGAACCTGATAAAGCTATATCGCAAGTTAAGGATTACCTAGATGATTTGGAAAATCTAATTAGCTTGGCTAATGATGAATATGGTGCTATTACCTTTGTGTATATGCTTATTGGTTGGTTCTATTATGATGATAGTAAAAATGAATGGATTAATTATTCTGATGTGAGATGGAAAGGTTTTTTAGCTGAGTATTTATCATCTAACCTAGACAAAGCTAAGGAACGTAGTGACCAGTTCGCTATATTAGGTGAAGGCGTGTTTTTTAGTAGTAAAGAGTTAGGTGGGTTGATTGAGGAGATGAAAATTGTATAGCAAATCCCTGCTATAATTAAACACAAAGCGCGTATTGTACGCGCTTTTTTATTTGGAGATTTATTATAGTGAACAGTAACACAGAAAAATCAATTTTAGACATTATTAGTAAAGCGGGTTGGGGTGATAAAAGAAATGACGAGGAAGCTAAAGATATTCTAATTGAATGCCTAGCCAAGTATCAATATTTGCTTCAACACAGTTTCATGCCTAAAACGCCGCAACATGATATATTGTATTTACTGGAACTTGTTTTGTCTTGGAATAATGGATTTGATTTTCAGGATATTCCTTATGAAGTGTTAAATAATAGTGACGGTTATCATGCTGCACGTCTTTTTAATCAAACCTTGAAAGGCGTTAAGCTAATAAAGAGATTACTAAATAGGGGTATGCTAGGCAAAAGTTGCGTTATTCAACTGCTTGAGGGGGTTTCTTATTACGATTACGCCACGATGGGTATTGTGTATAGCATAGCTGAGGATGATATCCCTATATTAATGCGTAAAGCTAGGGAGGTCGAGCGTACTGGAAACTGGTTTGATATTGATTATTCAATAGATGGTAACTTAATGCTTAGTGATTTAATTAACGACGGCTTTAATGTAAGCTTAAAGGATGGTGTGCGTACACCCAATAATACTACACCAATTAATGAACAAACTATTAATAAGAAGCCTGTAGGTGATGATGTGGAAACAAGCCACTGGACTAGCGACCATAAATCAATATCAGATTTACTCAAGGATTTAGATGGTGACGATGATTGGTAGTGGTGAGCTAAAAAACACAATCAATATTAGGTATATATGGTTTTGTAAAAAATCTGAAATATGTGAATAAATTTATATATGTTATAATTAAAGCGTAACATAATTTTGTGTTGCGTTTTTTTAATTTTGGAATATAAAATATGAGATTTAGCGAGAAGGTTGAAAAATTATTAGGTGAGCTGGATTTAAAGGCAGTGTACAGTTTCGGTGGTTATAATGATAATGAGATGATTTTAAATTTACAGGCGGATGATATATCTGATGAGAACTACGGTAGTTTTATTATTAGATGTGCGAGTGATGAGTATCTAGATTGCTTGTTATGCCCATACTTAAAGGCTATGAGTAAATTAAACAAGCTTAGTGAAAAAGCTGGTGTTGGCGTTAGATATACCTACGGGGCTGTAATACATAACAGGGTTGCAATAACCATTACAGATAAAGATTGGTGTGGTGGTTCTCATATTTTAATGGGTCATGATTTACAGGGTATCATGTCAGCAATTGAGTATTTAAAAGAGAAGAAGAAAAACAAGAGTGACTAGTAATATTCTGAGATACAAAAATCAGGATTTACCTCTCAACCTATTTTCTAATAATCCAGTATCGTTAGAAAATGTGTTAGATGTGTGTTCAAGGGGTAAAGTTGAAGCTACCATTAAAAATCACGGTGTTGGAGTTGGTGGCGTGTTAAATATGTATTTACCAACAGACCCTAACATAATAGGTAGTTGGTTAGGGAATGAATTAAAACCAGCCAGTGATTTTAAAGAAGCGAACGTTGTTATTAATTGGGAAATAAACAAGGAAAAACAAAATGACTAAAAAACACAAATATTCTAAACAAGAAAAACTAGCTCGCCTAGATAAAAGAATCAATGATTGCCAAGAACGTTTTATTAAATTAATCCGTGGCTCTTTTCAATATAACGGGTACTGGGGAAGTATCACGTTTATGGAAAATCGTTTTGGTATTTGGTCACCTGATAAAGTGCCTGATAGCTGGAAAGAACGTATAGAGAATGTGCTGCGTGAAATTGTTGCATTAAAGAAAAAACGCAAGATGATCGATAAATATAAAAAAGGTAATTCCACTAAAAAATACCGCAAACTTACCGCTAATGAGCAAGATATTAAGAGCATAGGTCACGAGATTAATCGGTTATACATGGAGTTATCATCGCTCAACTATAAAGGTGATAGTATAGTTGGTTGTTCTAAATTCTTGAGTATTCACAATCAAATAAGTGACGCTAAATCGTTGCGTGAAAAGTTGGTGAATTGCCAAAAGAGCAATAATCGAATACGTCAAGAATTTATTGATGATTTAAAGGGATCGAAGTGGATTCCTAATCCGCACAGTTGGTGCTATCAATGTTGTATTAAGGTGCCTGTAGCTGGTAAAGAAAATGGTGTTTCAAAAGCTGCACGTCAAGCCATGAAGGATGTGGAAGAGGATAGAAAGAAGTGGGTTAATCATGAGCTAAATAGTGGTAAAAGTATTCGTTTAGAGGTTAAAATGGCTGATGATTGGAGAGATAGTTTGTTAAAAACATCTGTTGAAGATCGATGTGATACCAATATTGTTAGACAGCGTGAGATGGAAGGGTTATTGAAAGAGATTAAATCTATTATAGATTATTTTAAATCTCGCAAAGAAAAACTGATGTTAAAAGTTCCTGAGACAGATGATTTAGCACCACATAGTTTTCCTAGAAAAGCTGCTAAATGGGGTGTGGATGTAGATATCAAAGGGGGCATAGATAACGCTGTTCTTAATGTACTAAATAAGGACAGCAATAAATATCACCTTAAGTATACCATCCAAGATTTACAGCAAGATATCAAAGGGTGTGAGAAGCTATATAAAGAGTTGGAATATTCCAATAAATCATTGCAAAACCCGCCTAAATTTGAATATGACTGGGAAATTGATTATCACTTATCTGTTCGCATTAAGCGTGATGAATTACTTAAGAAATACCGCACAATGGTATTTAGCGTTTATCGTAAAATGTTAAAATGGTTTCCTTTAGATAAAATAGTTATTGGGGATAAATGCGATGTAACCACCATCACTTTTAATTATGGTGGTGTGCAAGGTGATTATATTGGTAAAATTGGCGAATTTGGGGTTTTTAAGTGTAGCGGATTCGCTACTTTATTCTTAGTTAGGGTGTAATCAAAAAACTAAAACGGCACACACTAAGTGCCGTTTCACAAGTTAAAAAGAGATAAAATGATTAAAGTTAATGATAAACTATTAATATCTAACACAGATTTTCCACAGGGTGGCTCAATAATTAGGCGATGCATTGAATCAAATGATAAATTCTTTTCTGTGGAAAGAATAAGATGCGAGTTTCATCAGGATACAAAATTAAGTGTAGGAAAGCCGTTTTAAAAGGCTGTGTTATTATGAATCTGCATGAGATGGATTATTTAGAAACATTAATGGAAGTTTGCGCTAAATTATTATCAACCTATCATGAGTTAGTAGGGTTGAATAATGATATATCTGAAGATATTTTTGTTTTATATAAAAAATTAACAATGGAGTTATTTTTCTATCTTTGCAGGAATTATCCGTACACAAGAAAAATAACAACCGCCCATCACACATTAGTTGATTGTAAGTTCATAGGTGTTCTGGGTGGCTATGATGTTTCTGTATTAGATGGTAATACAATCTGCTTTAGTAAATGCGATTATTATTGATAATATTTATTTTTGTTAATTTATTTCTCTTGCATGAGAGTGTGGAGGGTATGATCGTGCATAAAATAAATACACTAAAGAGTTCAGATAAAGATAACAGTAGATTGATATTTAGGAAAGTACCCCCAGCTTGCTTTAAGCCCCCTACACATGTATCATGTTAATTATTAGCAATAAAAAAACATGAGTGGTAAAGTAATGATTAAAGTTGGTCAACACGTAAGGGTTTCCAATCCTTACATTTCAACAGTGGGTAGAATAAATAGAGAAACTAAAACGTTATTTTGTGTTTTAATCTTTGGTATTGAGGTTAGATTTAAGAAATCAAGCTTGATTGAATACGGCACTAAACTTGGTTTGAAATGCAAGATAACACTATCAGTTAAAAATGAAATACCTGCATCAAATATTGAGACGATCATTAATCGAGATGATATCTTGTGTGCAGTTGAAAGGAATGGAAAGTTATCTTTTGTTCTTGATAGCTGTACATTTAAAACTGATAACATATTAGATAAAATAGATGTAAGTTTAGTATATGATTTATATGAAATTTTATTCGATGGGGATAAAAAAGATAGCTTTATTGTTGGATTTTCTCGGCGCGGATTCTATGTTGGATATAAGAGTGACGCGCTAAGTAATAGCGATAATATAGCTGCAATAACTTTTGGTGATAAAAAAACGCCAAATATTTTAATTAATGACAATTTAAACCATAACTACTAAGGAATACGAATATGAAAAAATTATTAGCAACAGGATTATTATTAACTTCCACAGCATTATCAGCAGCGGATATTAATGATTATGCAAATACGACGTTAAAGATTGAGTACGATATATTCAGCACTCAAGAGATAGAGTTTACAAAGTCTTCTGGTAACACAATTTACAGTGAAGACTATGTATGGGAGGGAACAATTAATAATGATGGTGATTTAAATATATTTGCTTTAAATCAGAGGTGTCCAGCCAACACAGATATAACTAAGTGCTGGGTTAACTTTATATTTGACCCAACAACAAGAGAAGGAACGTATAATCCAGCATCATTTGGATATAAACATCAAACCTACTCTAAATTCGAAATAATTAGTGATTATAAACCTGTTTTTTCTTCAGAAAAGCTTTATATCCCATTGGTTAATTTTGAAAAAGGGGTTATTAAGGATGTTGTACTGGATATGAATGATAATGGTTTATTTGAAGTAAAAGAGTATGTGTTTATTCCAAATAAATAATTGACTTTACTTGCTGTGTTCATTTATAATTATCACATACATAACAACACCATATAGGTAAATAGATATGCTCAGATTAGAATACAACACAGCAAAAGAAGTTGATTTATCTCAGTATGAAAACATTAGTATTAATAGTTTAGAGGACTTGGAGTGTTTGTTCTGTGATACAGAAGGGGATGAATCTGACTTTGATAACGCGGTAAGTGAATTATGCAAGGGTGGTTTTGACCCTATTTTCATTATTGGATCTAAATGCGAGTCACCTGAAGATATCGCAAAAAAACTTGCAATTTCAACACAAAAATACCATGATGATACAAATGTATCGATAATGTTTGATACAATTTCTGCAACAAAAATTAGCTCAGTAGTACAGGCTTATGTTGATGAAATAGAGGAAAGTTACCACGATATTTGTGGGGATGTATCTGATTTTTATGGGTTGAATGGCATTATTAATGAAACCTATGACAACTACCATCAACTATGTGAAGAAGATCACATGAAAAACTATCAGTGCAGGGATTAATTAAATATGGAGGGCTGGCAACCCTCTCATTAATAACTATCTAATCTTCTTCCTCGTCCAGCTCATCATCAATAAGTTCATCTAAATCTTCGCCTTCTGGTAAAGATTCCATTCCAACATCATTGGATGTATCCTCTGCATCAGCAACAATATCTTCTGCACTTTGTTCTGGTAGCCAATCGTATAAAGATTTAATTATTTCAGCCACTGCTTCTGGACTAAATATACTTAACTCCCCTGCAAGCTTATGTAATGCTAATAATAGCTGTGGATCTGGTTTTGATTCTTCAAATTGTGCGTCTAATGACAATGTTATAGAACCTTTATAGGTGTTTATGGTGGTGGTATACCATGTATCTGCAAGCCCTAGCGCGTGATTTAATGCTGACTCTAAAACAAGTATCAGGGAGTTTATTGTGGCTTGAGAACCTGCGTTCTTAATAGCGGCTTCTGTAGCTGTCATTTTACCTGATGTAGGCATGAGTAATTGTGTACCCATTGCGTCCATTTGTCTTTCAAGGCGTTCTAACTGTTTTTCACCAATACTAATAGCTTCACCCCTAGATTCAATATATCCAATTTTTGCATCCTTCTGTGAAGTTGTATATACCTTATCTGGACTAATAACCTTAAATTGATCTATTTCACTCTTATCAACACCAATAACTGACAGCATAGGGAACCTGCTAAATCTTGCGGAGTTTTCAGTGTCACTTTGTATTTGCCAATGCTTAACGTTATCATAAGCCTGATCCTCAGCTACAGGTCTTCCGTAACCATCCCCATCCTGTCTAAAATAAAGCGTGGTAATCGGTATTCTTTTCTTATAATTATTCCTTGTTTTAGATTCCCATTGCCCATCGCCTGTTTTTGTATGGGTAACCAATACCCCTCTTCTAAACTCTCTAACTACTTTTTGTTCAATAGTTACTAGTGGGTTTTCTTCATCTTCAATTTGATTTCTTTCTATTGTTCTAACATAGTAAGGCTCCTTAACGCCAAATTTAGTATCAAATCTAATTGCTAAAACATTCATGGGGGATACCCTGCATAGATATGGCTTTATCCCATGTTCAATATCGGTTTGCATTGTATAAGGAATACCAGCATCATCATACTCTTTTTCTAGTTTACTTTTATCAGGCATTTCTGTGAATATATGAGCCACACCAAAATGATAAGCGTCATAGCAGATTTGCTTGGCAAACATGTTAATATCATTACCTTGCCTGTCAACGTTCTTCATCCACTCTTTGAATTCATTTGTTGAGCTATCATCTATCATAATCCTATCATGCAGTATTTGACCAATAAGCCTAATTGATGTTGAGCGATAAGCATTGTATAATGTAGAACTTTCTAATCTATGTCTATATTTTTTTTCACCTTCTTTTTCATTTTTAAATAGGTATTCTTCTCCTTTTTCACGCATAACTGGAGTACCGCCCATTAAGTCTTGGGTTATAATCCAATTTTTCTTATGCGCTGCGTACTCAGGACTTTCTATATCATATTCTATGCTCATATGTTAAAATACCTATTTTTATTATTAATATTAAAATATAGCGGGAGTATTATGATTAGAAAATTAGTGTTTGACGTGGAAGCAATTCCAACAAGTAATCCTGTGTTATTGGAAAAGTTTAGAGAGGAATCTATTAATTCCAAGCCAAAGCACAATACGAGAAAAGCTTTAAAAGAATCGTGGGATACCGATGATGCTATAGATGGTAGATACCAAGATTTAGTTAGAAAAACATCATTAAATCCGTTGTATGCAGAACCAATTTTGATTCATGTTTATGTGGATAACACCCATCACACCATAGATTGCTTCGACGGAGAAAATATCATGGAGAAACTTTATAGTTGGGTGGGTGATAACGTGTGTTTGAAAACAATCTGGTATGGGTATAATTCATCAAGTTATGATCTATTTTTACTTAGAAATTCTTTTATTAAGATGAATATTCCAGTACCAGAACTATTTCCAGTTTATGAAAGTAAAAGGTACTGGTCACGTAGTGTTGATGTAATGAAAATGATTTCAGACGAGAGAGGTGTTTCTATGGATAACGCGTCCTTATCTTTACTTGGTTATGGTGCTAAAACATTGAATTATAAAAAGCAAGCTATGTGTGGTGCGTTGGTATGGGATGCGTACAAGGAAAAAGAATTCAAGTTACTGCATGAATATTGTAAGCAAGATGTGGTTATAACTAACGAACTAATAAAGGTTTTAAATTGTTGAAAATAATAAAGAGACTGCTGGTATCGGAAAATGAATTTGAACAATACAAGGGAATTTATAGAATATCTACTACCGTATTAGCTTCAGATTCTTTAGATAAGAAATGCGGTTTAAATTCTGTGCAAATAGAAATATTTCCAAGCAGATGCACATCAATACCAAAGCACACCCTTGACATATTTAATGAGCTTATCTATTATGTTAACGAGGATGATAGAGATAAAGCTAAATTAAAGGCTTTAGAGGTTATCCAGCTAATAGAACCTACGTTAAACAAACTACAGGAATTATTTCCATGCAACACCTCACAGATAACGAAATGAGAGAGTTGATAGCTGAGTTTATGGATGATGCAAGCTTACATCACTCTGATCATGGTTTTCATGCATATAAAATGGGTGAACATCTTGGGTGTAAAGTTGATGAAGAAAATGTATGTATTAATGCTGTATTTAATCACTCAGAACTATGTGTGCTTGAGCCAACAACAGAGTTAATGGATTGGATTATGTCTGTGTAAAGAAATTTGTAAGATCTACACTATAATTAAAGGATGCGATAAGGTATCCTTTTTTTGTGCGAGATAGATAATGAAAATACATCAAGTTATAGCAGTTAATGAGCATGGTAATGTATTATGGGTGTTAGGTGACTTCGTTAATAAAGATAAAGCTTTACTCAGATTAAGACAGTTGTCACAAACCAGAATCCAACTATTGAAACAGCATGGTAAAATGGTAAATGTTTTTAACGAGGCATTTAGAAGACATCCTATGGGGGACAGCAAATTTCCTTTATATGGTCAAAACCACAAAATTAAATACATTAATTATGTGGTTGAGGTGTGAGCTTGTTAAATCCTGTGTTGAAATACGCTGGCGGTAAACGTTGGCTTATACCCACCTTAAAAAAATACTATAAAAAAGAACAAAGGCTTATTGAGCCTTTTGCTGGAGGTGTTTCTGTTGCGTTAGGTTTAGGTGTTAATGATGCTGTGCTGAATGATTTAAACCCGCATGTGATCAACCTTTATAAACAAATTCAGCACGGATTGGTTTGCGATATAGATATGAGGAACGATAAAGATTTATATTATTATTATCGTGATGTATTTAACGATCTTGACAATCAAAACACTGCGTATGCAGCGCAGCTATTCTACTATTTAAATAGAACCTGCTTTAATGGATTAGTTAGATTCAACAAGAGAGGTGACTTTAATGTTGGTATGGGTAGTTATTTCAATATAAATTACAAAAAAGATTTTCTTGCCTATAAAGATGTGTTTAGTAGTTTTAAATTCACCTGCACAGATTTTAGTAATGTTCAACCAAGAGATGGTGATTTTGTTTATATTGATCCACCATACCATAATTCATTTAATGGCTATACAGGTAAGGGATTTTCATGGGGTGATCAAGTTAGATTATGTAAATACGCATCTTCAATAGACGGAGATGTTGTTGTATCCAATAAAGCTGATATAGATATAATAGAGTTGTATTCTGGCAAGGGTTTTGAGTTCGTTTTTTTTGATGTCAAGAGAAATATAGCGTGCAAGAAAACATCTAGGAAAGACGCTAAAGAGGTGTTAATAATAAGGTCTGATAAGTGACAGAACAACAACTAAAGGTTTTATTGATTAACAATAAAATATATTATCTAAGGGTAATCGCTTATGAACTTTTATGTGATTATAATCATCATGATGTAGTGGATGCTAAGCTAGATTTAGATATAATATCTGGTTATGGTGATAATATTTATGATCTATCTAATGAAATGCTTGATGAAATATTTTATGGATGGTCAATGAGTTGGTTGGAAGCACTAACCAATACCGTTAAAAAGGATTGTCCTAGATGAAAGTCAGATACATCATCCACAAACATAACAACCTCTATATAGCCCAAACACTAGAATATGGTTTGGCTTGTCAGTCGCATTCTCTCTATGAATGCGACGTTAAAATAAAAGAACAGATTGAGTTTTACAGGCATGAGATCCATTATAGCTATAAAGATCCAGTTGAGATGATGAGTAGGAAGGCAAGCTGGTATGTTTACTTGTTATATTACACAGCTTACCTTACACCCATAATTAACCAGTATGGGAAATTTTATTTAGAGAGGTTTCATTTCAATGCTTAATTTTTTTAAGAAAAAAGATACCAAACCAAATGACGAGCAAATAAAAATAAATTGCATTAATCATACTATAAAATTACTTAATGATAAGATGTTCAGTCACGATGAATTTATTGTTATAGAAGGTGATCTAACTAATTCACCTGATGAAATTATAGCTAAAGTATCAGATAGAGGTCAAACTTTTATCAATCTAACTGTCACAGATTTATATAGTTATAGGTATTATCTATGGGAGTTTAAGGTGACAGTAAAAAACAACTTTAAACACTTAGGTTTTTATGATTCTATGAAAAGACCGCTGTGTCCACATTACATGAGTTCATTGGTTAAACATCTTATCTCTATAAGAGCTGATCATGGTATAAGGAGAATAACATGAGTTGGATTAAAAACATTCTTATGTTTAACAAGAAAACAGAATGCGATAAAAACCCAATCAAACCTCCATTGTTATCGATAATTGAAATCTACAATCTAATCGATAACTTGAATTCAAGATTATTATCCACACAACAACATCGTAGGTTTTCTATAATTAAAATCAATTTAGATCATCACAGTAATGATATAGTAGTTGAGTCAGGTGAAACGCTCACAGTTTTACTTATGAGTTATGATCACTCCACTCACAATGGGTTATCTTGTTTTGTTATGGATATAAATGGTGGGTGGGGTAGTGAAGTAAAGTTTATACGCTCACAATTAACTAATATGCTGCCAAAAAAGATTTTAGAATGTCATAAAATTTATACTAGTTGGGAGTATTAAATGACATTACTCAGTAAAATCAGGATGTATTTTAAACGCAACCATACACCATATCATGTAAATTATCCACCACCAATGCCTTACAGTGTTTTTGGTAAAATCATAGACAACTTAAATTTTAAGACTGCACATATAAAAAATACTGAATTTGTGGTTGTAGAATATGACGAGTGGTTTAGGCGTAATCAATTTTTAGTTAGATATAATGGTATGAGATTTTATGTTGTATTCAATTATTCATACGGGAATTGGATTGACTGCTATCTTATCGATACACACAAGCCAGAACGTACAACACAGTTTCCTGTTTTTAATGAAGATATTGTAAATGTATTGGAAAAAATGATGCTCGATTTTTGTAAAGTTAAAACTAAATGGACGTATTAATCATTATTCTTAGCTATTCACGGTCTTTATTAGCTCTAATTGGCTACGTAATTGGTTATTTGTGTTATAATTTTAGTGTTATTTAATTAAAAAAGGAGCGAGCATGATTAAACACTTAAAAAAATGGGTTGAATGCACTTTAGCAGATAAAGTTTCTTTACAAATTAAAGAATCTCTATTAGAGCAAGGCTTCACCAATATTAAAGTAGAAAGAGAAGAAAGGGATTTAGTGATAATATGGAACTATGGCTACACTGTATCCGCACTACTAGACGGTACTATGCCAGTTACATTCCTTAAAACTAGTGACAAGATTAGACTATTCCCTTGTATTAAAAATAACGATGATTTAACCACATGTAGTTTATATGTGAATAGACAAAAAGTGGGATTGAAGGAGGATGTTTTGATTGGTGAATTAAAAAATAAAGTGAATGATGTTTTATCAGGAGAATTTAATTATGTTTAAATGTTTGGCTAAGTGTGTTAGGAGTGCTTTTGAAGATGAGGTGTTACGCGGTATTCGTGATGCTTTTGAGGGTAATGGTTTTGATAATGTAAAGATTAGAGAAATTGAAAACAACATTACATTCCTTGACTCACACCATATAGGTCATAATTCATCAAGCAGCTATTACTTAGTTGATGGAATGCTGCTTGGTAAACATGTAACGATAAAATTACTAGGCAGTGTCACTACTAATGATTATTATCTTATTTTGGGGTTACATATTAATAATGAGAGGTTAAATAACATACCATCATCAACTGGAATCAATGGTATAGCTACAGATATTAAATCTCACATTATTAGTGTTAAGCAGAAGAATAATAAATCACTAGAGTTGAAGGTAGGTGATTTTATTCACCTTTTAACTAAAAGCCTTCCTAGTATCAATCCTAGTGATATAAAAAGCTGTTTAAGTGTTGGTAGTGGGTGGTTTGCAGAATATCAAACATCAGATTTTGTTCTACATGGTGATAAGGGTTTGGATATGGTGGATATTTGCCTCTATGATTTAAATGGGAAGTACAGGGAAATTAGTTTTAGCGGCAATGATTTGGAGGGTTATATTAAAGAAGCGTCATCCTTGATTAAGGATAGATATATTAAAAATCAAGACTTCCTAACCACCCTAAACCAAAAATCCCCACACCAATTCACCGTAAAAAAGGAACAGAAAGATGAAAACGGTGCGCTTTACACGTTGCAAAATAAGTGGATTAGTGGCGTGGAGGTGTGGGTTGATGAAAATAACAAAGGTATGTTTGTTAGTGACGTAGGTAAGATTGATCTAATTAATCGGGCTGAGGTGAAAAAGAACAGCCTTGTTGATATAGAAGTGATTATTGATGAATTGGTGCGGTGTTCTCGGCAATCTGTTGATGTCATTGATGAGGCGAAGGCTATAGGGGGTGTTTTAACCACTAAGATAAACGAGGTTTCTGGCGGGTGTTATTTTATTCTGGTTGATATTAGATTCGGTGGAGAACATGATGATGCTCGTTATTACTATTTCATGAGCGATGACTTGTCTTTTGTTATTCGTCACATCTCAAAATATCATGTGTCAGGTATGCGGGAGCAATATAGTATACATGATTTAAACTCTGATGGTGATATAATCAAACCAACCGAAAGAAGCCTTTCTAATAATATATTAGGTGGTCATTTTGATCTGCAAGGTTTAATTACTGATATTAAGGATATGCTAAACTAATAGCTATCAGCAGCCGCTCAGGCGGCTTTAACTTAAAGGAAAATATTATGTTTGGGTTTTTTAAAAAAGAAGTTATGGTTTTCAATTCAATAGAAGCCGAACTATTACACCACTTAAATAAAGGTAGGGTGCAAGATAGATTTATTATCAATAGCACTAGCAACAACGGTGGTCTATTGATAGATATCAAAAGCAAATGGATTAAGCACGTACAACTTTATATAAAAGATGGTCGAGCTAGGTTTGTGGGAGGGGTAACTAAAACAGACTTAATAGATGGCTGTGAAAATGAAATACACGTTATTAGCAGTGAGTTGAGCGTGCAAAACGCTGCTAAAGTAATTCTACAGCATTCGTCAAGGAGCTTTGAAATAACAAGTGATATAGAAAATACTACAGCGACCCTGATTCACAGAATGGAGTCAATGACAAGTGAGGATGTGGTTTTTGGTGGGATAAAGGCAAAAGCCGATCCATTGTCCCAACATGCTTTTCTTGTAAGATATTTCATGGTAGGTGATAAGAAAATTAAAATAAAAGAATCTAACTTTGATAGAGGTAGTTTTATGTTTCAACACAATAGATTCGGTGGAATGGCTCAACTTGAAAAACAATTAAGGAAGTTTTTATGTTAAAACATAAGGTAAAGGAAAATCTAATACCAAACCTAACCAACTTCACCCCATCCACAGCCCCCAACTGCCTGATTAAAGCAATCTGTTGTGATAGTAAACCCTACAAAACACTAGAATACAATGGCATATTCACCCTATTCTACCAACAAGATTCCCGCGACCTAGTCGCTGTGGGTAAAAAAGACGGTGAAAACTTGCATCGTTTCCGCGCTTCATACTATACTAAAGAGAGTGACGTTGAAAAGTTGCTAGAACAGTTTTATAACATGCCTGATACTGTAAATTACATGAGTAAGATTAAGGAGTAGTTAGTATGCAACAACAAGTTTTAGGTAAAAGATTATTTAATTTCATGAACAAACATGGTGTTAGGTATGAAAAACACCCGTCAAGTGACGGTAATCATCATTACACCGCACATATTATTGCTGTAGGTGATAGTAAGCTTCAAAAAAATACCACCATACCTTGTTCTGATGGAGAGCTATTTGTAAAGATGGCAAACCCAAAAACAGAAGGTGAACGCGCAAGATTGGAAAACTTCTTTGGCGTGGTAATTTATAGTGAGTTGGTTTCCAGCTTTAAAGGTTTTTAAATTATGATGTCGAAATACCAAAGAGAGATTAACTTATTAATAGGTAAACAAAAAAAACCAGTTTTAAGATTATATGATCTTGGTTTGATTATCTTTAATTTTTATAAGGAAGTTCACACAGAAACACCAAGTAGTGATATCTTCTACAACCACTTAAATAGCGCACTGGAATCTGGTGTGTTAAATAGAAGTGAATTTGATTATGATACATATCATGTCTTAGGAAAGTATCAGCATAACCCTTATGAAATAATATGTGCAATAGATGATTTTTGTTGTCTATCCCACTTATCATCTATGAAACATAACGGTTTAACACCACGTATGCCATACACTATCTATATCACATGCCCATCAAACTGGGATGAAGTGGCTAAGGAAAAAATGAAGGACGATTTGGGTGCTGATTACCAGCAATATATTAAATGTGGGTTACCTAAGTTAGTGCAGGCTATTATTCGTAAGATTGGTGTTTACAAAATAAAATACCAGATATCCAGTGATATGGAAGATAAGCATATTTCTAAACCAAGCAATGTGGTTACAAGGTCTTTCGGTATTGTTGGTACAATGGAAAACATGCTGAAGGAGCCTTGGTTATGTGGTGGGGAGCTTCATGTTGCAGAAATTTTTGAAGAGATGCTTGATGAATCGCACCCCAAGTATTGCTTTGCAATAGAAATTAAAGATGATATTGAGCACTTTAACTTAAAATATAAAATAAGTGGCACTGAGTGGTTGAAAAATTAGATGCACCTGCACACAAGAAAAGAGTCTATTGATGGCACAATAAAATATCTAAGAGAGTGTGTTATTGAGTCATCCCCATTCTACCAACCATACACCCTTGAAAGTATTAATAGGATTTTAAATTCTGTTGATGGGTTAGGTGAAAGTTTACACACCCTTAGTGATAATGAATTAAGGGTATTGTTTGAAGGTTACCTACCGAAATGGGGTTGCAGTTTATGTGGTGCAGAAGATGATAAACTGATTTCAATATTTTCTGGTAAATCTATTTGTAAGGGGTGTTTGGATAAGGCATCCTTAATAATCCATACTTAATATAGAAGCGTGTGATGGTTTATGCATTAGCGCATAGCGAGTTTCATCATAAATATGATCCTCAGCATCTGTATTAACATCATCAGGGTCAAGCTTACTTAATGGTAGGCTTGGCACTGTCCTTATCCACTGCTTACATCTATCAAATACGTAGAAACAAGACTCTTCATGAGTTGATTCTGGCGGGTGAACATGATCGCCTTGTTGCATTCTAACTATATAATCATCTCTATCTACAGATGATTTCATCATAGCCTTTAATAGAGATAATCCTATTTTACGTGAACCTGGTGACTTATCTGCTGCAACCCAATACACTTCATTTTTCTCAAAACCTTCATATAAAGAACTACCGTTATTTGGGCTAAATATTTGCCCATCAGCAATACCAAATGCGCTTCTTATACCAAGATTTTCTTCTATAGTTAACACACGTCTAGCAACTTGTGTTGTTGTTAACCTAACTCCTTTATCAGGCTCTCTATCTGGATTTGCGCACCCATAGTCCTCATATATACGAAATACTGTACCTGCTGGATAGGTTACAGTTAAGCCATTCTTTAACTTAACACTTTCGCCGTTTGAACGTGCCCACCAGCCCACTGAGTAAGGGTGTGCTTCACCCCAATCAAGAGATCTAAAAACCACCCAAGTTGGTGGTATATCAAACGCTTTAACAATATGAATATTCCTATCCCAAACATCATCTACCGCACCACCTGATGTAACATCCCAGTCACCTTCTAAGTACGCCCTTCTCTTATCTGGTGGTAGAGATTTTAGATTGTGGATGTAGTTTGGGCTGTCCTTCATTAATTGGGGGTTGTCATACACTGTTGCAGGAACATATTGACGCACCATGCCACCTTCATCTTTAGGTATGATATTTAACTCCATGTCGTTACCGCACCTATCAACAAAGTTTGATTTCACCCAGTTGTGACCGATTCCTGTTGGATTTGAACTTGATATTATTCTAGGAAAAAAACTATATGTATCTGGTAATTCAACCCCTTGCTCAGCAGCTTGCTTAATAAGAACCTGAGAACTATATTTTTCTGGTATTTCTATATTTGTCATACGCAGATTACCTTTAATTAAAGAGTAAAGCTCTTGCGGAAATTGCGTTAGCTCGTCAAACATGACAACAGGCATTTCGATCCCGTGATAATTATCATAATCAGCCATATTTCTAAGGTAACTTAGGATTATTTTACTTCCATTAGGGAATATAACCATAGGTGATTGGCTTGTTATTATTCTAACACCAAAAGCTTTTAATGGTTCGAGTATTGCACTAAAACCTAATGAACCATACACATGGTTTCTGATAACATTACCATAAGTTTTACGAAATATATAAATCTCAATACCATCAACATCTAAACACCACTTTATTGCAGCATACCTTAATAAAAGAGATTTTCCACCACCACGCGCACCACCATATAATATTTCGTTTGCAAAAGTATTAAATGCAATAATCTGCTTATCGTGCATGGGTAGATCTATGTTAGATTGGGATAGATCAATATCTACCTTCTTTCTCTTTTTTTTAAAGTACCCCATACTAACTAATCATCTTTCCTACTTACTGTTGCTGTCGGCTTTGGTGTAGTTATAGACTGAATATATTCATCACCATCAACTTCTAACATCTTCTGCATATACACATTTGTGCCTAATGCAAGCTTAGTATTGTTGGTAAGCATTCCAAATTGATTTATTGATGACATCTGCCAAGTAAGATTAACAGCTTTCTTTTCTGGATCAATACTATCTGAAACCCAATCTGGTTCTAACATAGATAATTCCACTACCTTATTAACATCATTTAGATCGTACTGACCCAATCCTTGGTGGCGTTCCAACTCAGAATGAACAGTTTTCATTGCCAACCCTAAATCTTTCATATCAGTAGGTGATATTTGGTCATCTTGGTTATTATCAGCCATATCTTCATATCGTTTTAATTTCTTACTAACAACCCTAAGCCATTGTTTTTCCCTATAAATCATTTCTTCATTTGTTTTTTTAGCTTCTTTCTGAGCGTTTATCATAGCCTGTTGAGTTTTATGTATATCGTTAGCAATAGCCCTACGCTCCCACTTCAACTCCTTTGCTCTATTACCCCACCATGATGGGTATGTACCTTTATTCTTCTCGTCCTTAGCATGATTCGCAGTCCATAGCTTACGTAAAGAACGCTTTACACCCATTTCTATATAAGTTAGTAAGTCCCTATATTCTTTTTCTGTTTCCCCTTCAATGAAACCGTGTTCCCATGGCTGCATTTTTAGTGTTCTGCTTAAAATCATAAATAAACCTTTATTTTATTATTGTCACGCTTAACTTCCATTTAATAAAATATAGTTTGATTATTGCAGACATAAAAAAAGCATCAGTTAAGATGCTTTGGCGGGTGATGGTGATTAAATTAGCTTAACTACTTATGTAGTAAACCTTATAGTTGTAAATATTGGGTTACTCATGGAATCTCCGCGCTTTAGTTCTGTTGACTTCATAAAACGACCATTATTCGCTGTGGTAACCATTGTTTTTGTTTCCTTGGTGATAATATCTGTTTTCGGCTCGCCAATCTCCTTTGTTATCTGCCCCATCCATCGGTGCTGAATAATTATTACTTCACGACCAATATTTGAATTATCCATTATTTATTCCTTGTGTGTACTTAAGCTGTTTTTATTGATGAATCAAGTACGTTCCATTTTGGAACATACTGCCATTCACATTAATTAGGTGTCTTCTCTCCTATCTATCACTTTAATTAAATTAGTTTTGTTAATGTCAAGAGCGTCCAAAATCTTCACTGAAAAGCGAAACATAAACGAATGCCATTCTAGGTCATCGTATTGATTAAAGTCTAACGTTACATTAAACGCTTTCTCAGTTGAATTACCATTATAGTTTATAACATTAGTGGTGCCGCTTACAAATATATCTGTATGCTTATTTTTAAATGTAATGTGACGAATCATACTATCATCATCAACAAAATAAGCCACCCCGCGTGACATCTGGAATTCTGGGATATCACCCCTAGCTTTGCATAGGCGATTCAAAACACCTAGGAGATGAAATGCGTTAATGTAACCTTGTTGGTAGATTGGTTCTGCACCAGCACTAATAACTAGGTTTTTTGCAGCAGTTTTTTCTTCTGTGATAATTTTATTTAAAATATCAATATCTCGTTGCATTTTATTTCACTCTGTTTGTTGATTTGTGTGACGCATTGTAGATGAGGTTTATTTTAATGTCAAGATATTAAATAACTCCCTCAATAAAACCAATAACACTATCCCGATCCTCACCCACGCTACCTGCAACAAATAATGCTGCACACATAGCCCGATTTAACGTAACACCCATATGAGCGCGTGTTGCATATAAAAATGTTGCAGCAATGCGTTTATTCCCATCTACAAAAGGGTGCTGCTTTATAAGCTCATAAAAAATAAACACCACGCGTGATTCTGTTGTGGGATATAGTTTTTTACCGAATACATCCTGCTCTGATTTAGTGAATATGCTACGCAATACGCGTTGATTTCTGATTTTTCCAAACTCAGTGCTACCGCTATGCTTTTCACGCATATTTAATAAAAATTCAGTGAAGTTCTGGTAACTAAAACACTCGACATCATTACACCTTGCTGTGCGTTCAGCAGGCACGCCAGAATCATAAACCTCTAATGCCGATAACTTTTTATGTAAAGATTCTGGATTATTTGTTGGCACATCCCACCAATCACATCTACTCATGATCTAATAAACTCCATGTATTTCTCTAAACTTAAGATTTTGATGATAACACCTTCTTTTGGCATTCCATTATATTTAGTTACACAGTATCCCAGCGGTAGATAGATGGTTTCCTTCATATTATCATCCTTTACCCACCCATAGCCTTTCTTTTTAGCTCCACTAGGCTCTGAGATTAAATCCGCTAAGTGTTGCACGACATTATGATAATCAAATTCATGCATCGTCTTACGCATGTAATAAACACCAATGATTAGTGGTTTTGGTAAATTTTCCACTAAACTTTGGAATTTTTCTTTATTTTCCAGAAAAAAAGATTTAGTGTTGCGCTCATATTCATCACACTTTTTATTCTGCTTAATACCATAACACCTTGCTAATCCAGCAGCCTGCCTTTGTGATGTGATGGTTGTACCCATCTTAAGACCTCCACGATACACAATCATTTGTGCGTTCTTCGATGATTGAGCATTGTATGGTATATGTATCATCATACTATCTTCACCTATAACATTTCCATCATCATCCAAGTGGAAAATATGATCATATAATCCACATCGTCTATCTTCACTATTTACTGTCATTAAGAACCTCTATCGTTAAAACACTAGCATCACATCTATCAATTAATTCTTGAAGAAATGCATCTTCATTAATTATTTTATTCATTTTTTTATTTATCTCGTTTACTTCAAAATCCAGCCTGTTTTCACCACCAACAAACACAAACTTAATTGGTTTTCTTAACTTAACATTGTTAATAGCAGTAGATAAATATCTATACCTATATGGTAAACTAACTTCTGTAAATTCACCTCGATCAATTATAGATACCGCTCTTTTTCTAATCTCTCTCAACAACTGAAAACTCTCTCCTTAAATCAATTTGATTAGCAAAACCACAATTACCGCAAACAAAAAAACTATGCTCATGCATCATATTTACACTTGTTGTGAAACCACAACCACACATAAACCCAACCTCAGTTGGTACGGATAACTGATGATACTTTCCACTGGAATCATAACCAAGATGAATATTAAATTTCTCACCACTACAAAACACTATTTGACCCATTTTTGATACTCCCATCCATTATATGAATTATCGACACTTTCCAATTGAAAACCCTTTTGTTCCCAATTTGGGAAAAAAGTATCACAATTATTATTTTTGGAATTAATTAATGACAGGTGAAGTTCGTTTGCCTTATTCAAGAAATGCTTGTAAACACTGTTGCCGCCTATAATCCAAGCTGTTTTTTCTTGGTAAAACTTTGATAAATAGTTTAAGGTAGATTGAAGCGCGTTAAAATCTTGGCATAGAATAACATCATCTTTAACATCCTTTAGTGTTTTGGATAAAACAATGTTAATGCGATCTTTTAACGCTCCACCATCGAGGGATTCGTATGTTGCACGACCCATTACAACAATATGACCCTTAGTTAGTTTCTTAAAATGAGCTAATTCTCCTTTAGCTTTCCAAGGAATACCATCATTTTTCCCTATACCACCATCATTATCTAATGCGGCAATAATATTCACCTTCATACCTTTATTCAACCAGCTATTCTGGTATGAAGTGATCGCAAAACGCAATATATCATTATTCATGATGGGAGATGTGATATTCTTGCATAATAAAAGCAAGCTGGGGGTAGCTTCTTCATAAATATTCCAAGTGCGATCATTATTCTGCCTAGCGAAATATTTATTACCACATAGAGATGTGTAAGTTACTATTTTTTGTTTGGTTGTCATACTTATTATACCCGCTATTACACGGGTATCCTTAACTAGGTATTATTGGGGTTTCTTGGCGTGTGAACAGGTTTCATCGTTTGGGGTTTTATCATTATGAATGCACACATAACCCATCCATGATTTGTTTTTTAATACATGATAACGGGTTAACGCAGCATCTCTTGATTCAAATGTATAAGCGATAGGTAATGGTTTCTCATGATGGGTTTGTTTAGTGGTGCCGTGTACAGTGTATGAATCTGCTGCAACATTACCGCTTAATAAAACACTAAATAGCAACAGGTGCTTTAATCTTACCATGTGGTCTATATCCTTCTAAATTAATGTGTTTGTACGTGTATGAATTTATGTTTTCTGCTTTTTCCAAAATCAGTGCAGGTAGTTTAAAAGGTTCGCGTGATAATTGCAACTCTACCTGCTTAAAATGATTAAAATAAATATGGGCATCACCTATTGTGTGGATGAATTCGCCTACCTGTAAATTGCATTGTTGCGCGATCATGTGGGTTAGGAGAGAATAACATGCTAAATTATAAGGAATTCCCAAGAAAGCGTCACCTGAGCGTTGATACAGTTGACACGACAACTTGCCATTCACCACATAAAACTGAAAAAGCAAGTGACAGGGAGGTAATGCCATTTCATCAAGTTCCCCAACATTCCAAGCGTTCACAATTAAACGTCGTGAATCAGGATTCACTTGTATTTCATCGATCACATTTTGTATTTGATCAATAGTGCTACCATCTTTACACTGCCATGATCGCCATTGTTTCCCATAAACCGAACCTAAATCACCATCTTCATCAGCCCATTCATCCCAAATTGTTACACCATTATCGTGCAAATACTTAATATTAGTGTCGCCCCGTAAAAACCATAGGAGTTCATAGCAGATTGATTTAAAATGCACGCGCTTAGTTGTTAAAAGCGGGAATCCTTCTTGTAAATCGTGACGGTACTGGTAGCCAAATACTGAGCGTGTACCAGTTTTTGTACGGTCTTGTTTGTCTATACCGTTTTGTAGGATGTGGTGTAATAGGTCGTGGTATTGTTTCATTTATTTATTCCAAAACTCATTGATACTGTGTAAAGAATCATCTCTCTTTCGCTCACTCTTGAATACCGCGTATATCTTGCGCTCACCAACATGAACAAGATAGCTTTTTTCTCTTATATCAGTTATAAGTGTTATAGCACTTGGGTTAACTATAAAATCAGCACCATCTAAGTCTTTAAAAAACACAATCACTTCTCCTTAATCTCAAAAATAGGCTTCACACCCAACGCAAAACAAATTTCATTTAATTGGGAGATAGTAATATCTATATCCCCATTAAAAAACCTAGTAACCCATAGTCCAGATTTATTGATTTTTCTGGTTAAATCAAGTTTAGTGATATTATTATCCTCCATATGAACAAGAATATCTTCAGTGAGATTAAATAACAACTCACTACGCTGAAACTCAATGTCTCTACTCATTTACGCATACCCAAGCTAGATTGAAAAAGTTACTAATAATGTTTCTCACCTCTTCGTAATTTATACAGTTATCAGGGGTTAATGTGTAGTAGCCGCAATTATCATACGTCTTAAATACGCCATCATCCACGGTGTGATCATAATATCCCATAATCATTCTTATTGATAACCCGCTATCATCTGTGTGATGACTTTCCATAAAATGAAATGGAACTTTGGTGGTTACTCCATTAGCTGTGGTAATCTTGACCGTGTAAAAACTTATATCAGGCATCACACCCTCTCCTTACTAATTATATTTAACGAAATGCACTCTGTAAATCCATTTCTATATTTAACCTTAACCGTGTAAACTTTCATTGCAAATCTCCATTATGCCAATTGAAATACTCAATAATTGCACTCCTAATTTCACGAACATTACCGCATTCACTACCACTAAGTACATACCATTCTCCACGCTTTAAGTGTGATAGTGATGGAATATTCTTTTTCGTTTTAATATGAAAAGACCAGTTATCATTCCATTTATCAATGTAGTCAATAACATTATTAAGCTCTATGTCTACACTTGATGTTAATAAAACACTAATCCCACCCATCAAACAACCTCCTCCTCACTCTCAACCAACACCAACCCATTAAAATCAGCCCAATTCCCAATCTCTTCATTAACCCTGCTATTAGCACAATAGAATGCGTTTATACAATCGCCATGCTCATTATAAAAAGCAATCTGGGATAGTTTACGGCTTTTTACGATCACAACGCTATATCCGTTTTTATAACGTCGTGTTGTTTTGTGTTTTAGGAACATTCACTTAACCTTTCTTGCCGTCCATTCAAGAGTAACCTCACAAAACACCTTAATATCTTTCTCGCAATCACTACACTGAAAAGTCACCCCATCATAATCATCAGGTGAGCATATCTCAAGAGCATCATCATGCTCGTGTCCGCAGTAAGGGCAAACAATGTATGTATAATCAACCTGCTCGTTACAATGTTCTGGCATACCCTCTACGCAGAAATCACAATTGCATTTTTCTTCTGTATTGTTTTTAATACTCACTTTAAAATATCCTTAAAGTAATTTTTCAAAACCTCATCGCCGCAATATTTTTTCAAGTCATCAAAATCTGTTGGACGTAATAAATTTAAAAAACTAGGGAACTCAGGAGCAACTACTTTACCACCAAATTCTTTTACACACTTATTAGCCGCCTTAACACCAGTGTTGCCAGCCCACGGCTTCCATTTATCATTATCAGCACAAAATATTAAGTTAACCACCTTATGATTTAATAAATAACTTTTCACTGCTGGCAGCATATTACCATCACTAAATGTGACTAGTGTTCTAATTCCTAATACGCTATTTAATGCTACTCCAGTGGAAAAACCTTCACACACTAATAGTGCTTCATCGCTACCGTATAATATATGAAAACCACCTTTTAATGTCCCATAAACTTTTTTATTCCGATCCTCTTGAACTTCCTGAATACCACATATAACACCTGCGTTATCGTAAATTGGTATTGAATAATTAGCTTGCTTTGCCAGATATAAATGCTTCTTGGCTAGAAATACCATGTTCTTATCTAAATTTTTGCTATTCATATTTGATTATGATGCGGCACCACATAAGATACCGCAACACCTAATTAACCTTTTGTGGTTCGTCTTCTGTATTTAGAGAATTTACCGAATTTATTCTGTAGTTCTTGCTTATTTCGAATTGATTGGTAATTTGTAGCTTCATCAACCAAGGCTAAAATACCGATTTTAGCTAGATTTCTGATCGTTGATAAACAGGTGTCAGCATAAAGAGTGTAGTCAACATCATCACGCAACTTATCAGAGTGGTCACGCCCCACTAACACTGCTTCACAAAAGTTTGCAATCTGCTCAACAGTGTAGTGACCAATAATTTCACCATCATCTTGCGGTAACATAGTGGCATCCATTTCACCTATCACACATTCTTGAATACCGTAATAAAAGATAAACTCATTTATAGGGTCATTAAAACAGCTAGTTAGCCCAGTTAATTGAGTAAATAATGGAGAATCAACAGGTATTAATCTTTTCTTATCTCTCAACACTGTTTCCATCTTTTCTTTAGACATGCTAAACTCCTTGTGTATGTAATTAGATTTGAGTTTTAAATACTAACATGAGTAAAAATAACATGTCAACACAAGAATCAATCAATATTAAATATCTAACAGAAAAGCTAGAACAATTTATTAAAGATGAAAGTAACACTAAAATAACAAGTCCCAATCATTTTTACATATGTTGTCAAAATATATTTGGTGCATTGAGAGTGGATTACGCTAATAATCACACAATACAATTTACAACTGATTACTTGGTGGTTAAACGCTATCAAATATGCGTTACAATTGATGTGAGCAGGAGAAGTATTATTATTGGTATCATTGATTGTAGTGAAATACCATTAAACACATATGAAAATAACGATCAAAGGAGAACATTATATTGCTCACATTCAGGTGTCCCTAATATGTTCAAAGATTTTTCCATTACTATCACAGCAATGGTTATATTTTTATCTTGCATTGATAACGATGTAAGGGAATATAGAACGTCAAAGGGTGCGGAAATTGTTGATGAATTTGTGATAAAAACAAAGAAAAGAATTAACGAGAATAAATAAAATTTGTTTTAAGCTTGACAATTATAAAGCAAATAACATAGAATCCTCAACGTCTCGTAGCAACAAGAAGAAGGAATATAAAAATGCGTGAGCCGCACAAGAGGCAGGATATAAAGCAAGCTATTAGTCACTTAGCTGCGCTTGGTTTAGATAACTCTAAAATAGAGTTTAGGTATATTAATAAAAAAAATCACACATCAAAAGCGTTGTACGGGACAATATATGAGTGTGGTGATGAACTATTAGAGTTAAATAGACAGGGTTACAATATTTATTTTGTTGTTAATGGCTGCAATGGTGAAGAATTAGGTATTCGATATAAAGAAAATCTAAGGATTAGACAGCAAATAAAAATGGATAACGCCTGTAAACCTGTTTCTGAGCGGTTAAGTGATGATGAAATAGATGATAAGTGTGATGAATATCCGTTAATGTGTGCAAATAAAGACATCACAAGTATCACATCATTATATATTGATTGTGATGAAAAAGCTGATAGCTTAGAAACCCATTTAGCAAAAGTTAACGCATACAATATTAAACCTTCATTTTATATTGAAAGCAGCAAAGGTAAAGCGCATTTCTATTGGATAGTAAAAGATTTTCCTGTGGATATGTTTACCCGTTCACAGAAAGACCTTATCAGTATTTTTGGTTCTGATAAAAAGATTCATAATTTAGCTAGAATTATGGCTTTAGCTGGATTTTGGAAACACGCGACCGAAAAATCAGAGGCTTCAATGTGTACGTTTTATCCCTATACTGGCGAGATTCACACAACATCAAGCTTAAATGAGTTGCTATCTCTAGCAGAAGCTAATGAAGAAGATGAAGAATATGAAGATGTGAAGTTAGCACCCCGCCCTATCAACAATAATTCTAATGATGACTATATGTCATTAGTTATGGATGCTTTTAATAACCAGTTTCAACTTGAAGAGTTATTACTTCAATATGGTTACACAAAGCATGGTAAGCGTTACAAGTGCCCTGCATCAACTACAGGTTTGGCTGGTGTAAAAATATTCAGAAAAACCAACACTGTTTTTTCACATCATGGCTCCGATGTTTTATCAGCAAATGGTAAAAACACACATGACGCTTTCGATGTATATAGAATACTTGCTTTTGGTGTGGGGAAGGAGTCTTGGGTTCAAGCTGTTAATGGTGCTGCTGCGTTATGTGGAATACAGAAAGGACAAAAAAGGAAGCCACATTCAACTATTGTGGATTTTTCAGTTATCGAAAAGGAACTGGAGGAACAAGATAAAAAAGATAATGAAGCGAAGAAGGTTGCACCAAAAAAAGAAAAAGCAGCAACAAAAAAGAATAAAGGGGTTGGTAGGCGAAATAACGATGTTGATCTTACGATACCAAGAAAATTTATTGATACTGCACCAGAAACAATTAAAGATGTTATTGAGTGGATGGGGGGTTCCCGCGTAAAACAGCCTGCGTTAGCAATGTTTTCAGCTATATCAGCAACAGCAGTTTTAATGGGCAGGGGTTATAGTCATGACGAGCTTTACCCAAATATTTACACAATAAGTGTATTAGGGCCGGGCATGGGAAAGGATGCCAGCTTAAGATGTGTTAAAAGCATGGTCACCACAGCATGTAATGGTAGTGAGCACCTCATAGCACCAAGTCAATTTAAGTCAACAGCAGTTTTAAGGAATTATTTAACTGAAAAGCAGCCTGTATGCATATCAATTACAGATGAAATTGGTGTGAAATGGGGTGGTAAAGATCCAATGATATCTGATGTAAAGGGTCTCTGCACTGAGCTTTATTCAGCAAGTAGCTATGACCTTGCTCCTGATGTTGCCATGTCCAGACCTGATATTAAAACAGTGGTGAAACCGCAATTTAATATATACGCTGTTTCAGCACCAGAACCACTGGGAGGAATGTTAAACAAAGAGGATACATTAAATGGTTTTGCAGCAAGGATATTTCTAGTGGGTGGGGATGAAAGTGCTAAAAAATCAGTTAGATCATATTATGATAAAGTAAAGTTCAGTGCATCCAATGTTCCAGATAAAATATCTAATAAATTAAAGGCTATTTTCAATAGAGCTAATGACGCAGGATCATCTGGAGACATGCCTGATATATCAGTTGGTGCCGACGGTGAAGCAAATGAGGTTTTTAATTCTTTCGAGATAGTGCCATCTTTAATTATGGAAAAAGATAGTGAAGGTGTTGAAACAAACGCTGATCAGTATCTTCAAAAAATGGAAACGTATCTTCATGAGGAACGGGTTGTGGGAGAATCTTGCGCTGTATCTAACATATGTTTCTCAAGATGTTATGCTTCTGGTGTTAAATTAGCAATGATATCTGCAACATTAAAGAATCCAGTATCACCATCAATATCTCTAGCTGATGCAGAATGGGGTATGGGTTTATCAATGGTTTTAACACAAAATATGGTTAACTTTATTAATGCTAATATTGTTAAGAATGAACATGAAGGGTATGTTAAAGAAATAGAATTAATCATAAAGAAACGTGGTAGCATGTGGAAGCGCGACTTGAGAGAAATGACAAAGCATATTAATCAGGTTGTTAGGGATGGAATTATTGCTGACTTAATAGAAAATCACGTTATCACATTAAAGAATGTGGTAAATAAGAACGAAGATGGCACCAGTAAGGCGGGTCGTCCTAAATTAAGATTGTATTGGGGGGTTGTAGATTAATGGAAAACATATCTTATTATAATCACGCTACATTTACCAAGGTGTTGCTATCCAAGGGGGTTTACCTGTTTGAAATAGTTGACGCTAAAATTAACAATATGGAGGATGATTCCAAACTTAGACCGTCGCTAAATTTGACGCTGAAGGTTTTGAATCAGCAGCACGATAATAAGAAGTTTATCTTTAAACACACCAGCTTGCGTTTAGAGCTGTGGGGTAGGCAGGTAATACATCCAAAAAGCAAGCTGGTTATTGATGATGATAGATCGGAAAAATATCTGGCGGCTCGCATGGACAAAGATATGAAACGTATTGGCGGTATTGCGCTAGCAAATGGTGTTCAAGGGGCTTTACCCAAGAGTGCATTAGACTATATTGGCATGAAGTTTTGCGCCATTGTTGATTATGAAAAAATAAAGAAAAATGAAGAGCAAGTTTTTAGAAATTTACCTGAAAATAGCTTTACAAGTGAGTCAGAGTTTGATAAAATTTGTTCCGCAAATGAGGATTTCAACAAAAGACATCAACCTCAAATTATTAGTGAATCAATTAAAGACGCTAATGGAAGTTACAAACGTTACACGCATTATCACTTTGGTAGTGATTTGCAAATAGGAGATGAACAGTGGGTTTAGGTATTAAAAGAAAAATCAAGTCGGATTCAACCCCGTCTTTAACACTTGTTTTCGGTGGTAGTGGTTCTGGTAAAACCGAGTTGACTCAGGCTGCTAGAAACCCTTTATGTTTTAACTTGGAGAAATCAAGACTCTACCCAGAAACACTTGATAGTAATGATTTTGATAATGTGATTAAAAATCGTTATGATATCCTTGACTTTATTCGTGAGTTAGCCAAGGTTAAGAATAAAGCGATTGATGATGGAACTGATAAAGATGGAGTTATTAGTGATGAAGGTGTGGATATATCCACAATTATCATTGACAGTTTCGATGTTATCCTTCTTGAGATAGAGAATGAAGTGCTTAATGAGTACACTACTTTAGGTGGTAACACTGTAAACGCTATTGGTGATGATTTTGGTAAGCCAACAGAGATGTTCAAATCTAAAATGAGAGACTTCTTAACACGAATGAAGATAGGTGTTTGTGAGGTTTGTGGTATTGATCTGATTCTTATATGTAAAACAGAATTCAGAAAGATTAGTTTACCAAACAAAGAACCCTTTGATGGTTATTTACCACCAGTGCCTAATATTAAATGCTGGAATGCATTAACAGAACTAACGGATCATAACTTCTTTATCACTAAAGATCCTCAGATTCATGTTCATAGAGACAACAATAATAAGGAAATCCTTGGTAAGAAAAACAAAATTGAAGATGTTGTGTCTATTATCTTTACAGATGGAACGTCTGGTAGCCATATCCCAGCAAAACATCGCAAACCACGCGTATTGCCTAGTAAGATTCTATTTGAGCACCATCAATTCCATGAAGGTGACGATCTTAATGAATACATCAAAAAAGTAAGGAATGAAAACAAAATGTTAATGTCTCAATTAATGGGTTACAACCAACAAACACAACCAAAAAACACAGAAGGAAACTAAGAAATGGCTTTAGTGGAAAACGAACAAGAATTTGATTTTGATTTAGGCAATGTATTTGGTGAGCAAACAAAAGTTAGTGACGAACCAAAACCAGCTTTAGAATATAAAGAAAGCCTTATTCCTCGCGAGTTAGGATGGCGTAAACCAGACCCTGATCTTTACCAATGGGAGGTTGGTTTTAAAGGTGGTATTGGTAAAAACAGTGGGAAAAAATGGGCTGTATTAGTATTTGAGGTTATCGGTATTCCAGAAAACAAGCCTTGGCTTGAGGGTGTTAAGGGTAATAAGATTGAGGTTTTTCTTAACTTACCATCAATGCCTATTGAGAATATGCCAGAAGGTAAGGAGCGTGATGCGTGTGAGCGAACACGTAACTTCATGAATGAAATTTTAGTGGCAAACAACATCAAACAATTCACCAGCTTAAAAGTTTTTAATGGGTTAAAAATAATTGCGTGTCTATACTATGGCGCATCAAAAGGCAAGAAGAATGTTTACCCTAACATTGATCTAAAGTCCATTTACCCTAACGAGAACTATCAAGCTAAGTACGCGAAGGGTGGGTTTGCGAAACAGCCACACCGTGCAGTATTTCAGTCGAAAGATGATAATAAGTTTTATTACTTGGAAGGATTTAATCCAAGCTTCTTAACATCAACAAGTAATGCACCCGCACCAACCACAGCACCCATTGCAACATCTAATGCCGCACCTCAACAGAATGCTACACCAGCAAATAGTGGTGAAGACTTTGATGCGGATATTCCATTTTAGGTTTAGTTAGTCTATATTGATGTTTTATAGCCGTCCATTGTGGCGGCTTTTTATTGGTTATTTAGAAGGAAATAAAATATGAATTTAATTGAAGTTAAACGATTAAACGGAAATGAAAATGAATTACCAGAACAGGCTACCATAGGTAGTGCTGGGTTGGATATTAGAGCAAATATTGATCAACCAGTGGTTATCAAAGCTGGTGAAACAGTGTTAATTGGTAGTGGATTAGCTATCAATATTGATAACAATCAAATTGCAGCAGTATTGATTCCACGTTCTGGCTTAGGTGTTAATGACGGAATTGTTTTAGGTAACTTAGTTGGGTTAATTGATTCTGATTATCAGGGTGAGGTGAAGGTTGCATTATGGAATCGTAGTAATAAAGATTATGCAGTGGACGTTGGGCAACGTATATGTCAAATGGTGTTTGTTCCAGTGGTTAATGTTAAAATGATTGAAGTAAGTGAGTTTAAAGCTAAAACATCGCGCGGTGATAATGGCTTTGGTTCTACAGGGGTGCAGTGATATGTTTATGTTATCTGGTTTATTCCTACTATTAATATCCAGCTTGTTTTTAACAATAGGTATTTTTATCGGCGATGGAATCATGGCTAGTAGTGCGGTGGTTTCTTATTTTGTAGCGTTAACTGTAACTTTTGCTGGTGCTGTATTAGCTGGTATTAAATCACAATAAATTGATTTATTATAGGTGGGTTATATCCTAGTCCACCATAAAACAGAGAAAGGTAATGTCAACGAGAAAAACACCTTACGAATTCCAAAAAAAGGCTGTATATGCTGCTATTAAATTCATACTTAATCGACATAAAGAAGAATTATATAATAGACACGGCATAATCGTATCCCCCACAGGTAGCGGTAAATCTTTAATGATTGCTGATCTTGCTGACGAGATAATTAGGAGATTCCCTAGAACAAGTGATGGTACACAAACAAAAATATTAATCCTAACTCATAATCAAACACTAGTTGAACAGAATCATGAAGAAGCTGAAACACATTTAGGTTTTCCATGTGGAGTTTATGCAGCAAAACTAAAAAGAAAAGATAGGCACCATCAAGTCACATTTGCAATGATTCAGTCACTTCACCCAAATCACAAGACGTTTCGTGATATTGGTAGAGTTGATATTGTGTTGGTTGATGAAGCTCACATGATCCCGTTTAAGGATACGGCTATCTACAGGGAATATATCGACTTTCTTTTGAAAAAAAACCCTAAAATGTCGGTAACTGGCTTCACCGCAACACCATATAGATTAGATGGTGGATTATTGATAGAAGGTGATAATAGATTATTCACCGATCAATTATTTGATATTCCTGTTAAGCTTCTACTGGAACAAGGTTTCTTGTCCCCACTTATAACACCATCACAACTTGATACATCAATGAGCCTAGATACATCTGGCTTAAAATTAAATAAAGATAACGATTTTCAAGCCAAATCATTAGCAACACTTGCTGATAATCATGTCGAAGATTATTTATATAAAGCTCTTGATGAGGCTGTTGAGCATTTGGGGGATAGAAAAAAATGGATGATATTTTGCCCATCATCAGAGAGTGCTATTTTAGCAACAAAGTATTTAAATGATAAAGGATTCTCTGGTGGGTGCGCGTTATCACCTTCGAGTGCAAAAAAGGCTTTTGAAAAGTTAGATGATAAAGGTTATGACGTAAGTAGTACGCTGGAACTAAACACTGACAAAGTTAACGCAAGAAACATTGGTAATTTCAAGTATGGCGATGCACGATTTATTGTTAACATGGATATGCTCACAACTGGGTTCAATGTTAATGAAATTGACGCTATTATTTTACTCCGCCCTACAGCTAGTCTGAGCTTGTATATTCAAATCTTAGGTAGAGGCACTAGAACCTGTGAAGGTAAGCTGAATTGTTTGGTATTGGATTTTGCAAAAAACATTGAAACACATGGTTACTTTGATGATCCTAATCTGCCGACATCTAAAGCTGGTGTAGGTGGTGGTGAACAACCTGTTAAGTATTGCAGAAAAACTGATGAAAAAGGCAAGTTTATCAAGGGGTGCGACGAGCATAGAGAAAAACCACTAAAGATTCAAACAGTTTATTGTCCAGATTGCCATATGCTATTAATAGAAGAAAAACCTAAAAATGGGGTGGTTGCTTCTAAAGCAAGCTTGTTATCTTTTGAGGAAGAGCCTATTATCAATACATATAAAATGTTGCGAATAGACACTAGAATGGTTAAGTGGGGGGGCGAGTACCATTTAGTTATGGATTATATATTTGGCACGGGTAAGGGGCAACACATAAGAATGTTCCTTGATTTCTCCTATAATGAGAAAAGACCTTGGAGCAGAGATAAGAATATTAAAGAACTCAAAGGTAAAATGTCAGAATCAGATTTTATTGCTGTAGCTCAGTATTCCAATAATTTCGCAAATGATTCCTTGGTTCATGAAGCTATAGTAAATAATGTTGGTAAAATCAATATGCCAGAATATATTATTGTTGATGAAACATTAGCGGGAAAAAAGAAAGGCGGTAAGATGCAATACGCTAAGCTAGTTAGGTTTATTAGTGAAGAAGATCTTAATAAAGGCGCAGGTTAAAATGAAAAACTTTTACATCAAGATTGATGATAACATAGGTTACAGCTCGTTAGATGGGGGTGATATTAAAAAATACACTGTAGAAAAAAGCCCACCACATGTGATTAGAATAGTTATAGGGATACTGGAACAGCTTGTTGATGGTGGTGATTTAGGAGATGTTACTTTCCACACAAATAACAAACAATTTTTACAGCAATATGTAGCAATATACAGGAATAAAAGCGGATATTCTTCATTAGGTTCTGATGTTAATCTTATTAGAAGATGGCAGGAGCTTAGTATTTTTATTGAAAAAATGAATATAGGCTTTAAACCAGTTTCTGATAATGTGGTTAAGGAGAGAATACCCACACCTGATAATATCGACATATTCACATTAACATCAGATCAAATGGGTAACGTTCAATGTGTTACATGTGTTAATTATGGTTGTGACGAATATCAACAGCAGGATAGGGAGTGGAAAAAATGCCACTACTACAAAAAAGGCAATATTAATAAAAAGGAAAAGATAAATAGACTCTATGAGCAATGCTTGATGCGTGACTTCATTGTTGATAAAGATGAATTTAAACGTGATGTATTAGGAAGTAAAAAACCTAGCCAACGTGTAAAAGAGGTTTTAGGGGTGCTGCATGAAAACGAGATTTGGTTAACCAAGGATGAATTAATGCAGGTCACTGACAAAGAATTGTTGAGGCATATTTATATTCTATGTGAACACCAGCTTGTTTTATTATACCCAGAGCATTTATCTGATATCCTACAAGATGAAAAAGACTTACCTGAAATGATAAGTTATACGCAACACAGGATAAAAAATGACATATTAATTGACTACACGAACAATAAACGTTACTGCAATGATATCGCTGTAAATATTAAACACATTCCAAGTGGAATAGTGTCCTATTGCCCAAACTAAGGAAGCAACACTAAAATGACTAAATACAAGAAAAAGAAAACTAAAACATTTAATAGTATTAGGGTTACAAACCCAAATAAGAAAACCTACAATCAACGAAAGAAAAAAGAAGCTAGGCGCAAGTTAATAAACCACTTAAAAAAGGAATTTACGGTGTTTAGACGTAATATGCCATTATCAGATAATATTGGTAGTCAGGTTGTAGCTTATTTTAAAGCAAACTTGAGTGAAATTAACTTGAACACAGTACGTGCAGCCATCGTTGGTTGGAAACTAAGAAAGGAGTACTTAACATCTATACTATATATAAAAAATAAGTATAACCTAGATTTATCTATCTGTGAGCCAGTGGTGGAGAGGGAAATTGAAAAGGCTAAATTTATTTTAGCAAAAAAATATCAAAAAAGTGATTGACAACTTACAACACTGTTTGATAACATACTTAACACATAACAAACAACACAATATATTAGGATTTAAATATGAAACCAGTTAAAACAAACATAGCATTCGATACTAAATCAAACTCAACTAAATTATTTGCTGATTTATGTGCTGAAGAAAACATATCATTTGGTAAAGGTGTAATGGAATTGATTTTATCATCACAGGTGAAAAACAGGAAACCTGATTTAAATTCAGTTAAAAAACTACCTTTAAATCCATCATACAAAAAAACATCTAAAGCTACATCGGTTCAATTAGTTATCACAGATAAGGAGATGTTAAAATCTTACATATCACTCAAGAATCAATGCAAGAAAGAATTAACAACAATCCCTAAGAAAGTGTTAGAATTAATTAATGATTACCTAGCAAGCCAGAAAAGTGATAACGAAAGTTACACTATCAGTCTTCCAATCACACTAACACGCTCAAAGCTATCTAATAAACAAACTAATCAGACCTATGTTTTAGATGATAAAGGCAACAAATTCAAAACGATTGAAGACCTTCATCAAGCAAAAGTTAAGGAAATGGTTTCCAGTCTAAGCATTGTTAGTGATATTGATCGCTTAAGTTTTGAGCTTTGCGGTATCTACACTAAAGATGATATCTTGTACGTCACACCACATGGTATTTTTACATCAACAGATCAACCAAAGAAAGTTGGTGTTGATATTTCAAGTGATTATTTAGAAAAGAATGTCACTTCATCATTATGGTCTAAATGGTATAGTGTTAATGGAAAACAGAAAGGTTATCGTAAACTGCTTGACAAGTATTTATTACAAGATTTTATTGTTAACCCAGATAAGTATCAACCTATCCCTGATATCAGTTATTTGCTTGTAACACCTAACGGAGTTTTTAAAACATTAAGCGACGCTGCATCAAAAGATGACACGCATCACACACGTAAAAAATTACAAAGTGCTATTGAAAGTGAAAACTACCCTCGATATTTCAGAGTTGGATACAAAGACGTTGACTTTGAATCTTACAAAAAACAAATCATGAAATAACCCTAAACCTATATTAAGGAATATACCATGCCAACATTTGCAACAAACGAAGTATTAGCAGAACAACGCAAAACTGATTGGAATTACAAACCAGACTTTAGTGGTTTAAGTTTAAAGCATATTAGCGGTGACATTAATCCTTATGATATTTTGGATGGTAAAAAGCAAGTTGATTTACTTGATTGTGATGTTAAGTTAAGCAAGCTTGATGTGGAATACATGCCTTTACCAGAAGTTAAAATAATGCATGATTGTGATCCTGAGTTGGTTTGTTTGGTAGATGAATTTATTGACATCTACAAAATGCGCGGTCATTATCAACCAACTGATGATGGCTGGATTTATTAAAAGCTTAATTAGTTAGACTGCAAAAAAACCTCTTAATTGAGGTTTTTTTATACCTAAAATTTATTGCTGCCTAAGAAATATTTCCATGTTTATGTATTTTGGTAACACAACTATATCTTCAACCTGCATAACCAAATCATCATCAACAACCACAGTTCCAACCTGGATTATTTTGTTGGAATCATTCTTATCTTTGATTACGTTCTGTAGTTCCAGTGGAATGGAATCAAAATTAACATTTAACTTAAAATCTGATACAGAAAAATTAAAGTCATTCATCTCCTTCTTGGTGTAGTTAAACCTCTTAGCTTTAAATTCATAAGACTGCACACCTATCGCTTCCTCCTTTCCTGTTTCGATATTAAATGTGCTATCTTGATGGAATTTTAAAACGCAACTATGATCAAAGTTACTAAACTGTTCATGCACTATATCACGCGCATTATTGAATACTTCCAATGGAATCGGCATTATGGAATTCCTTCTAAAATATAAAATATAGTGGAATATTCCATATTAAATGGAATTCTATAATACAACTCATTGTTATATAAGCGATTCCATGTATAACGATTCCGCTACAAAACCATAAGTAAAAGTTATGGAATTTAATTCCATAAAAATATTGACTTTGGAATTGAAAAGTTGGTATAATTCCATGCAATGATCTGTTAACAATATTGGAATCAACTTTCAAGTGTTGGTTGCTTCCAATATAACATTTAGGTTTATTTAATGTCAAAGAAAAAGACAAATAAGAACCAGCAGGTACCAGTTAAAGATAGATCATGGTTTAGGTTGTTTTATGATAGATGGAAACGTGATTCCAAAATATTTATAAATGATATAAGGAATTATTCCAACAAAGCTAAAAGCGGGTTTAATAATTCCACAAGATATGGAAAATTCCTTTCCATAGTTGATGTGGTACTACATTGGCTAAATGTTATACTACTGATGCTAATCGTGACAACTGTGGCTGATATATTAAAGATGGTAGTTATGATGTTAATTGCTGGTGAAAATATTGGAATTTTGGAATTAGTTAGAAGGATGATAATGTGAATAAGATGGTTTTATTTGTGGTGGTACTTTTAGCTCCATTAAATTTATCTGCTGATAATAATGTCGATTGTTATGATGAAATTGGAGCAATGCTAAGGGGTTCTATTGTAGCTTTTGATGTACGGAGAAGTGCTATAACACAAAGCGGATATAGTGATGATGGTAACCCAATAAAATATGTAAAAGGGCTAGCTGGTTATCATAGTTCCTTAAGTGGAAATAAAAACTTTAAAACTCTTTTTTCTGAATTTCTCACTGGTTTATATATGGGTGTTGAAGATAATATTAATAGAGTTAAGGAGAATGATTTAGGTGCTAATGATGAGAGGGCTACAGTAAAGTACTTAAATAAACTATCAGAACAAATAAAGGCTGTGAAATGTGGTTAAAAATTGTATTAGGGATTTTGTTTGTAGCATGGGCATCCTATACATTTCTGAAATCAAAAAGTATTTATGGTGGAATATTTAGTGTTGGGATGCCATGCATCCTAGTTTTAGCTGTATATCTTGCGGGTGAAGATATACCACATAAGATAAAGGTTGAGAATAAAGAATGGAAAGTTAAAGTGATTGATAGCGATTTATCCAATTTAAAAAAACAGATTGCTTTAATTGAGGATAAAATGAATAAGATTAAGAACGAGCACCCACACTTAACACCAGATGTGATTGATGCTGCCTTGGTTGTAAAGGATTCAGCAAAAGGTAGATTATATCAAGGTGATCAAAAGGGGAGAGCGTTAAACAATGCAATCTATAATTATGCTGGTTTACCAGAATATTTTGAATTAAATCTAAAGAAGAATAAATTAAAAGCTGAGTTAGTGGCTAGACAGTATGGTATTGACCCAATATTGTTTCATTACCTAATCCATAAAGAAAGTATCTTTTCCCCAAGAGCTATTAGTAAAGCTGGTGCAAGAGGGTTAACTCAGGTACTACCATCTACAGCTAAAGACTCAGTAGCTAATGGTGGTTGTGGTATTGATGATGCCAATAAGCTATTTGATGTTGATACCAGCTTGACTTGTGGAGCAACTATATTCAAGCACTTATTGGTTATTTGGGATAAAGAGTTTCCATCGGATCACGTTAAAGCGGTTAGACATGCGTTAGGTTCGTATAATGCAGGATTACAAGGTGTGAAAAGAGGGGCACTAACAAAATACCCTGAAACAATTAATTATGTTAAAACTATTACTAACAACTGGTTAAACCATAACTTCAATAAAACATTAAAAGGATTAAAAATTAATAGTCCTGAAGCATACGAAGGTGGGAAACATCATCTAGCTATCACTCATTTAGCTCACAAAATACAAAAGGATTTAGGTGATAAGTTGAAATGGTTTAGTGCGTTTAATGACGGTCACCATTGGAAATACAATAATAATAGCAAGCATCGTAAAGGATTAGCTATTGATCTTATTATCACTAACAAACATAAAAGCAAAGAGGTTACGGATATGATAAAGAATTATTTTAAAGGTTTCTGTGAAACAAAGCGTAAGGGTAAATGTGTTACTGTGTTGGATGAATACAGGTTCCCAAGTAGTAAGGCAACAGGTGGGCATATTCATGTTCAATTTTATAATGATAGTATAGCCGACGAGTGGCTTAAGTTAGAATCAACAATTAATTATTAGGGGATTATGTAGTGAGAAAGAAGTCTTTAAAAGAAAGAAAAAAGGATAAAAAATTAAATAAAGTTAGCATAGGTAACTTTATATTAGGTCTTGGTTTAGGGTGGATTGAAATACAAGCTTGGTCTAAACTATCATCAAATGAATTTGCCGCTCAGGCAATTTTTATTGGTATGGCTTTATATATGGTGGTTTATAGACCGTACCTATTTGAAGCTGCATTTAAGGCTGATGAAGATGGTGAATACTTTTTTGCTAGTATATATAAATTTATCTACTTTTCCTTCTTTGCTTTATCAGTTATGGGTATGTTTATTTATTTTGGAGATGTTTACCATACATCAAATAAAGAAGCGGCAGCCAACTCGGTAGAAGCTAAGCTGGCTAGAATAGATTTAGAACAGGCTAGGAGTGACTTAAAGGATTTTGAAACTTTAAATAAATCGAAATTAATAGATATTGCTCAAGCTAGTCAATCAATATCAGAACTTGAGTTGAAAAGAAAGTCATTATTAAGTGAGCAAACAAAAAAACATCAGGAGGCTATTATTGTGTATAATTCTATTTTAAATAAAAAAGCCAATAATAGTGCTGGCGAGTTTTCCAGTAAACTGGTTTCGGAAATATTATCTAAGGATGGGTCTTCAATAATAAATAAAGATTTTCGTGGTGTTGCTAAAAGGTATCAGGCTGAACTACAACAAGCTTGGTCTGAAATGGAATCCCTAAACCCAGTTAACTCAAAAAACCCTGATGTTATATCTATTAACAAGGATATTTCGAGTAAATCGTATTTATTAACGTTAAATACTAAACACCAAGAATTGAAAAAAGAGGTGAATAAGGCGCAAAAAAATGCTGTTGTTAGTGGCGAATCTGTGGGTTATGGTGAAAGCAATAATAACAATAAAACAAAATATGAAGTATTTAATGACTTCATTAATATATTCACTGGTATGGTAGGTATACATATCAATGAGTTAAGAACATCGCAAGCTTTGCTTGTATTTGTTTCTGTGCTATTTATCGTTATTCATTCTATGGGTGGAAATATGGTACTTCAATTGAGCAAAGCTGATACTAGTCGGAAAAAGAAAATTAATGAAAATACTGTGCTGGACGATACAGTAAGTAAAGTTAGATCATGGTTTTCAAGGACACGAAACACGAAAACATTATCAGGTAAAACAGTTGTAGCTCAACATGGGAAATCTAACGCACCTGCAAAAGCACAATTTTGTGGTAATATAGAAAGAATCTCTAATAAACCTTCGCCTGAGCCAAGCCGTGGTATTGGTTTTATGGCGAATATTGATCAAACTCCTGCTGTACGTATTGAGCGTGGTAGAGGTAAATACTCTAATGAACGGATATTAGAACTTAAACAAATGGGTTTAAATAATAAACAAATTGCAGAAGAAATTGGAGCATCACCCCAAACAGTGGGTAGACGTATCAAATTAATGCAAGAACAAAATATTATTGGTTAGGTTTCCACAGGGTTAAATATTTAGTTTAACCCTTTTTTATTTTTTAAAGGTAAATAGGTTTTTATTATGGAAGAAAAGTTAAATTTTAAAGTTAGTGGGAAAGAACTTAGTACCGCATTAAAAAAGTGTGTGGGTGTCACTGGCGGTGAAGGTATTAGTGCTAATGTTGCATTAGTTGTAAGATCTAACAAGCTTACCCTGCTTGCCTTGAATAACATAATGCAAGTTTCAGTGGATGTAGGTATTATCAATAATGGTGGGAAATGGATAGATAAAACTGTTAATGCAGATAAATTACATAAGATTGCACAAAGTAATGTTAGTGAATTTATGGAATTACATGATGATAATGGCAGAGTAATCGTAAATTCAGATAGCTCTACCTTCTCTTTGGAAACGTTACCTTTCTCAGATTTCCCAGAGCTTCGTGATGATGTTGACTCCAATACAATATCAATTAATAGTGATCTCCTTTTAAAGATGATAAGTAATGTATCCTTTATTATAATGAAGAATGGAGAAAAAAACTTTTACTCTTGTGTTATGTTAAATGCAAAAGATAATTCAGTTAGATGCTCTGCAACCGATGGTCATAGATTATCTGTCACTGGTTTTAACTTGGCTACAGGTGATTCTAATGATAACATTGAATGCTTAATACCTTACGATTCTGTAGGTGAATTAAGTAAAATGCTATCATCTTGCGATGGTGATGTTGATATGAGGTTAAGTGAAAACAATGCTAGTTTTAGCACACCTAACACAAAAATAATAACTAGAATGATAAATGAAAAGTTTGCTGATATTGAGCTTTTTATAAATAAACAATTTAATAGTATTTATAAGTGCAAGAGAGCTTTATTATTACAAGCCATTAATAAGGTGAGTATTGTTGCACTTGGAGATAAAGACCAACGTTCTCAGAGATTGGTAATCAACATGAGGTTAGATGAGTTTGATATCAGTATGGCTAATTCAAGCAATGAAAAAGCTAATGATAATATTGGTGTTGAGTTTATTAGTGATGGTATTAGCTCAATGACTATTGGTTTTAACTTTAAGTATTTAAAGCAAGCTTTGTTAGCAATAGATGATGATGAAATTGTAATGAACTGTGATTCCCCTAAAACATTTGTATCAGTGCACGGTTACACTAACAAATCCGTGAAGCACATCATTATGCCTATTCAGATTTAGTTGAACATTCAAGTGTTTCGTGTATAATAATTGATTGATGTTTGTAATAAATTTATTTATTATAAGCACTACATTTAATTAGCTTACCGATAAATAAAATAGGTGTTACCTTTTTAATGCAAGAAGAGAATATGAACCACACAAAAACAAAACCTAAGAAAAAACAAATTACGATCCATATAACGAGAGTCAGTGAGCAGTGGAAGGCTGAGTTTAACGGGTGTATCAGTTATGGGGATAATGAGATTGATGCTGCGATTAATGTATTAATAAATGCAGATGAACCTGTTGGTAAGGGATGGAGACAAAAGATTGTTGAATGAGATTAAAGGTAAAGTAATCACCTCTATTGATATTCTTGAGGGGAATCATGGAATTGTTGTTTATTGCAAAGATAATTACTATTGCAAGATAAAATCAAACTACAAACAGCAAAACAATGAAGGTGGATTTATTGAGAGAATTTATGGGGATAAGAGTAACCTTATCGGCTGTGTAGTGAAAGATGTTAATCATGTTAAAGGCGTTAATAGTACTGGTGATAAATGGGAATACATTGACCTAGTTAGTTTTAATGAGGTTCATGATTTCAATATTGGCATTACAATTAGATTTAACATGGGTCGCGATGAATTAAGTGTTATTACATCTAACGCCTATAATGATCTAACTGATATTTTAACTAAGTATGCAAAAAAGAATTCCAAGAATATACCTTTACCGTTGGAATTTACTGATGGGGTGTTAAAAGCTAAGTGCTACCATAATGATTATGGTATTAAGTTCCATGTATCAGTTACACCTAAAGAAGATAACGTTAAGAGTAAATGGAATCCAAACCTCAAGCTCAGTGATATTATAAGTTCAGGTTACGAATGGAATTTATCTATTGATAAAGGTGATTACAATGAGTTAACTAACTCACACTTTACACCTGAAAAGTTCATAAAATTAGCCAGCAAGTTGAGAGATTATGCAGCAGGATAGTTTAAAAAGAATATTATATACCGCTCTTATTCAAGCGCAAACAATTTTTCCCGCACTAGATATCGAACTACAAGAACTGTTATCGTTAACTAAGGGTAGCAAGACGCTTGAAGATGTGAAGGTTGTTTTGAAAAACAATAACCAAAAGCTTATTGCGGACTTATTATAAATGAAAAAGGAATTAAATTTGAAACCAACCACTGTAAAAGCTGCATTAGAAGACATTCTAAATTACACACCAGAATACAAACCATCATTCCGCGCTCAGCTTGTTTTTAAGCGTTCTTATTGTCGCCCATATCTCAATGATTTTGAGAAAAAGAAAGATGTGGTTTTAAGAGTACTGCGGCATCAAAAGTGGCTTTGGGAACGCGCATTAGGTAAGGAGTTGAATAACTCGCAAATCATAGAACTTGTTGAGATGGGCAAGTTAATCATGGAAGGTAAAGCTGGTGTTAGTGGTAGAACGCTTTGGCTGGGTGGTACTGATTTAAGTAAGTTGATTGAAGCAACGCAATTCAATTGCGCCTTCACCCAACTTAACACTGTTTATGATGCCGTTGATCTATTCTGGTTATTACTACAAGGATGTGGTGTAGGGTTTAAACCTGAAGTTGGAACACTCACAGGATTCAAACGCCATATTAATGAAATTGAAGTGGTTAGAAGTACGCGCAAGGATAAAGGTTATGAAGATAACGTAGAAACATTTAATAAGAAAACAGGTGTTTGGACTATTAAAGTAGGTGACTCTGCTAAAGCATGGGCTAAGTCTATTGGTAAATTATTAGTGCATAGATACCCAGCTAAAAAACTGGTGTTAGATTTTTCAGAAGTCAGACCTGCTGGTGAACGTTTGAAAGGGTATGGCTGGATTTGTAGTGGTGATGTATCAATTGCCAAAGCATTTGAACATATTGCTCAAATTCTAAATAAGCGATCAGGTGAATTGCTTAAAAAAATTGATATTTTAGATATATGTAATTGGCTTGGTACAACATTATCATCACGACGTAGTGCTGAAATTTCCATCATGGATTTTGGTGACGAGGAATGGTATTCTTTTGCAACAGCTAAGGAAGGTATGTATGAAAAAGGTAATTCACATCGAGAGCAGAGTAATAACTCTTTATTATTTCATGATAAACCGACGCGCGATACATTAGAAGATATTTTCAATCTAATGGTTCGAAGTGGTGGTTCTGAACCTGCATTCTTAAATGCTAAACATGCTAGAGAACGTGCTGAGTGGGCTGCTGGCTTTAATCCATGCGGTGAAGTTATTCTTCCCAATAAAGGCTTCTGTAACTTAGTTGATGTTAATGTAAGTCGATTTATTGGTGATTCTGCTGGGCTGAAACGAGCAATTGAGATAATGTCACGCGCGAATTACCGACAAACATGTGTTAATTTAGATGATGGAATCCTACAGGAAGCTTGGAATTTAAATAATGACCATTTACGGTTGTGTGGCGTTGGATTAACTGGAATTGCAATGCGTGATGACTTATCATGTTACGAATTGGAATCACTGCAACGCCATGCCACATACCATGCGTATAAAATGGCTGATGAACTAGGAACACCGTACCCTAAAAACGTTACTACGGTTAAGCCGTCGGGGACGCAGGCTAAGTGTATGGACACAACAGAAGGGGTTCATTTACCACTTGGACGCTATATTATCAATAATATCAAATACAGTATTCATGATGAAATGTTGGTAGCGTTGAAAGAAAGCGGTTATGAGGTTAGCTCTCTACCAAATGAGCCTGAATCTGTGATTGTAGCTGTACCAATTGAATATGATAATATCAACTTTACCAACGTTGATGGAATGGAAATAAATATTGAAAGTGCTATCACTCAATTGGAACGATACAAGAAATACATGCGGTATTGGTGTCAGCAAAATGTATCTGTTACTGTTTCCTATGATGCTAGTGAGGTGCAGGATATTGTAGATTGGTTTATAGATAATTGGGATTTCTATATTGGTGTTAGCTTTATTTTCCGAAATGATCCAACAAAGACAGCCCGTGACCTAGGTTATAGCTACTTACCACAAGAGGTGGTGACCAAAGAGCGTTACGAATCATATAAGGCAAAGCTTAAGCCTTTTGATATTGATAACTACGGTGGTGATATTCTCGATGATGACGAGTGTAAAACTGGTGTATGTCCAATACGTTAGGCTAATCTAACCTATATTTTAAAGGATGCATAGATGTGCATCCTTAAACAAAAGGAATACTTATGAGCGACTATAGATATAGAACTATACACAAGTTAACAGCAACACTAACAAGCGGTCAATTGAACAGTGATAGAATTTTTGTAGCTACAGAATCACTTAACGGTGATAGTGGTAAACTATCATATAATGGTAAAGACTTTTCTGATGGTGAGTTTCCTCAAGCCTTAAAAACAAGCGTGGAGAGTTATTATACCGATCCTAAAAACGGTGCAAGACTACCCAAGGGTAGCACTATTACCTTATACACAAATAAGGTTAAACGTGGTGTGTTAGTGGTTGATATTAAATATGATTACCCAGATAAAACATTTAAGTTTCTAGCATGGGATACTATCAGGTTTTATGCGGAAACATTTGGCTTTAAATTACCTAAGCAATATGGTATTGGTTTATTGCGCGATATCTTTAATCCTAAAGTATCTTTATTTTACCATCCTCTTGTGGGGGATGGGGTGTTTTTTAAGTATTATTGTTTGAAACCAAAGATTGAGAGCAAAAATAAAGTTGATAAGGTAGAAGATAATTAGAGAATAAAAGAAGAGGGGTAACCCTCTTTTTTTTTGATTAAAACTTGACATAAGGCACCAAACAATCTAATATTATAACCACATACAATAAAAACAGGTGTTTTTCATGAAAAATTATACAGTATCTTACACAGATTCATTCACAAACAATATGCTTATGACGCAGGTTAAAGCGGCATCAGAATGTGAAGCGTTAATGGCTGGTATCCGCAAGATGTTAGCACCAGCACCTGATGGTTTAACTGGGTTTGAGGAATGCAACTCACTAGATGAAATGAAACGGTTGGCTTTTGATGCTAACATGGTTATTGGTGTTCTTGAAAATCAAGTTAAACCACTTAACAAATATACCATGTCTTTCGCTGACTTCCAAGTTAAAGACTCTTCAATTGAAATTGTTATGGCTGAGAGTGAGTTTGATGCTTTTATTATGATGGCATCCAAGCATTATAGTTACGATGAAATAAAAGACTGTAAATGTATTGATGAAATCGCAGAGGTTCTTTATGATGGTCATATGGAGATAAGATGTATATCAGAATAATTTTTTTAACCAATTGGGAAAGCAAACAATGAGTGGAAAAAGAAAACTAACATTAAAACAAAGTCGTATTGCACAGAAATGGTTAGGGTATTTATTTCTCGTAATGACTGTATCCGCTATAGCTGGATTTTTCTCTGTAAACGGATTTATGAATAGCCTAATTATGGTGTTTTCAGCACTGATTTTTGGGTTTATATGCTTATCAAAAATAGCTTATTTTTTAGCTACAGATGCAGAACTTCAACAAACTCTTGTAAATAATGAATATAAATTTTCATTAATCAAGAAGTATGTTGTTCACACTAATATTAATGGTGGTGAATAATGGATCTTAAAACCTATACGGTGGCTTTGTGCAATTATCCAGAAGAAAATATTCAACAGGTTGTTGTAAGTGCTGTAAGCGATCTGGATGCTTTGAAGAAAGGTTTGTCAGAAATCGAGGGTGCTGGTAGTTGGTTTATGGATGCTAATAATATTGATAAAATAAAAAGTACTGCCTATATTGGAGACTGCGCTATTGGAGTTATCGAACACCAACAAACAGCATTCCAGAAACGTCAATCAAAAGAAGATGGGTTAGGAATGCTGGTGGATAAACGACCAAAAGAAAACAAATACGCGGTTTCAGTTTTTGATAAAGAAACACTTAGTCATGATGTATCTATCGTTGAGTCACACGATAGTTTAGGTGCGGTTATGAGAGGTGTGCAGAAGCACCTAACCACAGAACAAGTGGTAGATATGTGTGATGGTTACCAAAATATTGATTTACTACTAGACTTTCTATTTGATTTAGCTCTTAGCGTGGAAGTTAAGAAAATAAATATCTAAAGATATTGAAGATAGGGGTGTGATTCCCCTATTTATTTTTCACCTTATACCAGCTATCAATAATTTCTCTATCACTCTCCATTCCCTTATCAAATAAGTTACTCCCACCTTCTATGACAAAATGCAATAATATAATTGCAATATAAACCACAGGATCACCTTCAACAAGAAATACTATAACACCATAACCAAATAACATTAATAAAGAACCAACTACTTTTGCTGTTAAGCGCAGCTCTTTAACTATTTTTATCTCTTCTTTCGTTAACATACATAAACACCCTTTAAATTAAAAAAAACGACCCCGCATCACGTGTGAGGTCTCAGCTACTGTAAAGTAGGACAGATCACCGTTACCAAGCCATGGACTAACCTTTGCAGGCGGTGTGACACAGCGTTTAATGCCTCTGCTACGTGTCAATTAATAGGTGAAGCCATTCATTTTAAACTTAGCACCACCTACCCATTGGAATTTAGCACCATCTAGCCCCCTATACATATCTATCTTCACAAAAAAACCACATATAGACAGATCAATATCATTAAGTAATCTATCAATTTCATTTAAATTAAAACCAATAACTTTTCTATATAGGTGCTGACCTTCAAAACTACAGTTTACAACCACTTGATAATCACTACTGTTCGTTCTAAAATCAAGGCAACAATAAACCATTTGTTCGGGATGGGTTATATATATCTTGTTTTTAATTAAGCTTACCTGACATAACTCCAAACCCAAACCCTTATTACGTATTCGTAGTAAGTAGTTGGATACCTTTTTATAAAGCTCCTCCATTATCAATGCCTAATCAGAAAACCTGTTACTTTTCCACTTGTATCTGTTTCCCAGTAGCATTGATAACCAAACTCACTCATTAACTTCTTACTAAGTAGGTGAGCAGCAAGTTCAGGCTGTTGTGATTTATTTAGTTCCATAACTAGATTACCATCATCATGAGCAACAGAAACCAATTCACTAGATAATCCTCCATTACTATAATCAACCTTCACCTTGCTAAAAACCTCTTCCAAATGAGATGCTGCTGTATTTGCACGATTCATGTGTGCATTATACTTGTCTGTATCTTTAAATCCTAACATTATATACCTCTTAAGCTAACGGTGTTTTTTTACTGCTTTCAGTTTCAGCTAAAACACCTTTTACAACATCTAATTTCTCAGTTGACAAATTTATCCAGCCAAGTGCCATGAACGCTGTGAACCCTAGTAAGCTAGCAAACCAAGGCGACCCCGTGATAAGGTGGTGTATGCAAAAGCAAGCTGATGTGGGGAGGATAATTGATGCCCCCAACACAGATAATTCCAACCCGCTTTTCTCTTTTTTAATTTTCTCAATATCCATTATTTTATTCCCCATTGAATGAATTTAATTACTAATGATACGTACTGTTATACTAACTTTTTATTCCGATAAAAAAGCCAGCTTGTAATAAGCTGGCATGTAAATCAAATATTAATAATCAAACGACCTCTCATAAATCTTAATACCGCATTAAACCTAGTTTCAGCTCAACTTTAGACTTAATCCCAAGCTCATCCCTTAAAGAAATTGCTAAACCTAAATTATCTGACAGTATCCAATCTGTATCTATCGATGTAGCGTCTTCAGTAAGAATAGGGTTTATAAGAATATAGAAATCATACTCACCCTCACTCATTACACGTGCAATCTTACCATATCGACTATTATTTAGAGCTTGATGCAAATAATAGTCGATAATTTCATTATCAGATTCTTCTTCCGTATCAACTTTGGATCGAATCCATTTCACTATTTTTTTAGAGTCAGTCTCATTAATATTAAATCCATATCCTACCCATGCTTCTACATTAGTACTCATGATCATGAATCTCCTATCTAATTCTCGCGTTCATTTTAATTCCTAATGTGGATATAACATTGATATTAACTTAAGCTTAATAATTCCCATAATACCAGTATATTCCCTCCATAAGAATCCTTTACTAAATCGTGTGCTCATGCTTAATAGGTAAGACCTTTCCCTTATGTCTGCTTTGGATAATAGAGTATACCAATGTATCTCTTGAAACGTAGTTCATGTACGGCAACATCTCTTGAAATACGCTTAACGTCATCTATACTTAAAACGCAATCTGGTATAACTTCTCTATTGTAAAGCCAAGCCTGCCAACCATTATCTATGCGTTTAAATAATATTAAAAGAGTTCCATCTTTGTTGTTAACTAACATTTTTTCATCCACACTCGTATCATAGAGGATATGATCGTTGGGTAGTTGGATTATTCTTTCTCCCACACCATCTTCTGTTTTAGTGTAATGGATAACCTCTTTAACCTGTTCATATTTCGGTAACTCAGATATTGTTGTGGCAGCAATGGTAAATACAGTGGCGATTGTTACTACGAATTCGACATGGTTATTACTAACCGCTAGTGATGCGACGATAACGCCAACAGTGCTTATGATAAATAGAGATGGTATTAGTTTTTTCATTGTTTTACCTGTAAAAAAAAGACGATCAAATAATCGTCTTATCAGTTAATTACTAAAAGAAACCTAGTATCCCACCAATTGGAGCAATAAATACTCCTATCACCCTTGCTATTTCCATCCCCCCCCCCACTCCCCTAATGCTGGGCTATTAAAAATAGCAACAATATTCATAACCCAACCAACAACTAATAGTGCCGCCCCTATAAATATTGAATTAACAACTGTATTTTCATTAGATTTCATAATAAGACCCCTAAAAGAATAAAACTTACAATATAATTATACACTATTACTTTTTTAATTCTCTGATGACTCAAGTAAAACTGTATTATCTAACACTAAATAACTTTGATATGAATAATTTATTCCACCAATCAGTAAAATAATAGATATTGATACATCATTCAAAGAATCTCTTTTTTTGATAATCATTTATCGCTGTTTCCTGCTGAAGTCAGTTTCCGCATATCCTCAGATCCGCTTTTAATATACGGCGACAACTTACTTATTATTAATGACAATAAATAAACTTTTATTTTTTTACCGCCAATCATGTAATAACCTTTTATATTACCGATACATGATAAATCAGATTTTTTTGTATAAAAAACCAAATAATATAATCCCTTTATACCGTACCCATCGTTATCCATAAAATGAACACTTATTTCCTGTTTTTTGCGACCTATAAAAACATTAACATGGAATTTAATTTCAGATAAACTTATACTGTTAAGATCGGCTGTTAATGCATCACTTCTACTTCTTGACCACTTCATTTAATTATCACTCCCATACCTACTTACCATTTCAATAAACCTCGATAAGTTTATTATCCCCAAGCAACCATACGATCGTGTCATACACATTATCTTCATTCATACCATCACCATAAATTCCATGTTCGCACACAAGCTGTTTTAGAGTGAAACAACTATCTGCCAACCTATTAAAATCTAGCCATAATACACTCTCATCATTATTATATGTTAATATTAAATCACGCCCATAATCACCACCGAATCTCCACGATAAACCTTTACCGCTAAAATCTTTCTCAAGGAGGTAATTTATTCTATTCTTAATTGAATTCTTACTGTAATCTGACAGAAACATTGGTTCTAGTGAAGATACGTGATTGCATTTACTCCATACAATCTCAATTGCGTCAAACAATGTTTCAGCACCATCAAATAAAGTGTTAACCCCATGTAAACCATAAAAATACATTTTATCTATCTTACATTGTGGAGATAAACTATTTTCACTGCGTATAAGTGTTAACTCATTACCTAAGAATGTGTAAGCAACTACGCTTAAACATGTTTCCCCGCGCTTATCAAGAAGGTAAATATTAATTTCTATACAATCATCATTAATAATCACATCTCTCATTTCTACATTTTTAAATCTATAACACTTATGTCTCCCACATGCGTAAAACCTTTCTCCAATTGTTCGTAGTATATTTCTTTTAAGTTGCATTATATTCACCCTAAGTAATAATAAGGAATAAGCTCATAACCGCCACACCCATTAGAAATATAAACATCTTGTGTGACGCGTGTTTCTTTGCACATCTGGATAAAATGACATGTATTTAGGCTAGACATATTCACATAAATTATACTGTAACCACCATCATCACTAATAGATTTTAAGATCGATCTTAGGTGATCAAGATTTATCTTACTATCACCAATTATTTTAACGCTTAAGCTATTTCGGCTAACCTTGTAGACTTGTATATTATTATCTTTAATTGGTTTGCCATCAACCACAACCCAATCATTAAAATCACAACCCCCACAATCAAGAACACAAGTGGCTTTAAATTGCTCGTCACATCTAGCAAGCATTATTTTATTTTTTTCTGGCAACTGTTTCCCACAATTTGAGCAACTAAATGCAACTCTCCACAACGATAAAAACATAAAAGTATTCCTTGTTAAAATCAAGATGGTGGGCACTACCCCACCAGTCATTATCTAACCTTTAATATTAATCAGTGGTTTAATATGAGCCACAATATCAACCAACTCAGATTGGGCAGCCATCACATCAAAAATATTTTTATATGCATCAGGTGACTCATCAAGAGTTTTATCACTCACTAGTGCCTGCACACCATTCATTTGCTCCATAAACTTATCAACACTAAGTTCACGACGCGCCGCTTTACGCCCTAATACACGACCTGCGCCATGAGATGATGATTTTAGGGAATTTAGGTTACCTTTACCGCGCACAATAAAAGAACCGTCACGCATATTCCCCGGTATAACACCCATCATACCGTCCTCAGCATGGGTAGCACCCTTACGGTGAACCCATAAATCATCTTGCAGTACAGCATGATTATGATTTCTATTAATAATTTCACTAAAGTCAATTTCATAACAAGACATATCAAGGCTTTCTGTAATCGCGTTCACAACACGAAACATCATTTCTTGACGATTAGCAAGAGCATAATCCAAACACCAACTCATATCCTGAATATAATCTTTACCATCTTGTGATACAACATGTTTACCATGATGACCATCTTTAGCTTTACCCTCTGGGTGAAATAATTTCATATAATGAGTAGCAATACCATGCCCCACACCGCGACTACCAGAATGAATTACAACCCATACATTATCTTGTTCATCATATCCGATTTCTATAAAATGATTACCACCACCTAAACTACCCAACGCTTTTTTGTAGTTCTTACTCTCCGCTATCTCAACACCTTTACTGGTTAACCCATCAAGTGAGTACATTGTGTCAGTGGTATTAATTTTAAACCCTACAGGGATATCACGATAAATTACATCAAAAATATCCTTTGCGTTATTTTTTACAGCAGTTACATCTATACCGTCAAGCTTCAAAGCACACATACCACAACCAATATCGTAACCAACCCATGCGGGGTATATAGTATTATTTGTTGCCACAACAGCACCAATAGGTAGTGAGTAACCTGTATGGGAATCTGGCATTAGCGCACCTTTAACTACATCGGGTTGCTGCATAGCAGATTCAAACTGTTCTAATGCGCTTTTTTCCAAAACTTCAGCGTAAATCTTTATTTCTTTCATTGTTATTCCTGTTTAGTTGTATTTATGATACTCATAACACATAAGAACATTATATTAAAGCGGTACTAACCACCAATTAACTCGTTAAACTTTTGCCAAGCACCAATAAGAGTTGTTTTGTTATCACACAACCATGACTGAACCCCATTTATCTCGATGTTTGCCTCACTAATGACATTGATATCAGTGTAACATTCGACAGCGTCATTCCAGTTAACTTTCAGTTTTACATCGTTGTACTCTATTTCTAGCTTAATATCTTTTACTTTATCTCGTTTACCATAATAAAATGATATATTAATATCTTGTTCATTATACTTTTGAATAAAGTTATAAACATTACGGTAAGCAAGCATCTTAATAATTCGATCGCGCGAACCCTTATACCACAACTTTGGTGTTTCTGATAATGGAGTATTGAATCTCTGATCTACATACATACCCTCATCATCACATACACTTAAATTACCACCAAGATAATCATCAACCAAACCATTCCATTCACCACTAATTTTATCTTTTCCATCAGTGTTGTAGCTTAAATATATAAAGCTATCATCATCATAACTCAAATCACAAATTACTTTAATATCAAGAAAATCTCTATCCTCCACAGTTTCATGTTCAACATCAATACTAAATACAATATCACCTTTGAACTCTAAAAACTCTTCTTCAACTAAAGAGAGAATCTCTTTACCTAAACACTTTGATAAATTACTGTACAATTTTAGGATTCCTATCAATAAAAAAGCCACCGTTACCGATGGCTATTAAACTAATTACTCAACAAAGTGACTATACTTACTACAATAAATAGCAGCCCATTTAATATCCACCCCTTCGTATTCTGGTAGATAATTTGCGGTAGCAAACGCGCCATTAGATTCAATCATGTCTGGTAAATAGAATAGGATGAAAACAAGCTTGTTTTTATCTTTAGATTTAACCTCCTTTGCCACCTCATCCATCTGCTCCTCTGTGGGTAATTTCCCATCAATAAGCTTAACATCAACAATATATTCACTTTTATTATTGTTATAGATGTTACTACCATCACGAATAGAATATTCGATCATACTTTTACTTTCCTTTTAATAAATTAAACTTAGCTAGGCTCTCATAAACCAACTTCATTCTATCACTATCATCTAGTGATAATAATTTACTTGCTAAACCATAAACATGGTAAGACGCATAAGACACAATAAAGCATACTGCAAATACCATAACCTTTAACTTAAAAATAAAAGCTAAACCTACAATACCAGATGCTATCATCAATCCAAGTGATAAACTTTTAGTAATTTCAAGGTTACCCTTGTTTGTAACAATATTTCTAATATATTCCATATACATCCTAATTTAAATTAAACACCAGCAATAATCAACTTCTCAGAAGCGCGGGTGACTGCTGTGTAAAGCCACCTGCCATACATATCTCTATCACCAAAACCTTCATCAATAATCAACACTTTATCCCATTGACTACCTTGTGATTTATGGCATGTGATAGCGTACCCAAAATCAGTATTAATGGTTGTTTTATACAACCCCCTAGGAGCACGCGCACCCTCTCTCATTGGTTTGTAATTCGGGGTTGCTGCTAACTCAACATTTTCATAAACAAAATTGGAGTCTTCATCAACAAGTGTAGCTCTAAATAGCCACTCTTGCATATTTGTAACGCCACCTCTCATATGAGCAATTGTACCATTAACGATATTATAATTCCAATTATTTCTTAAGCAAATAATCTTTTCCCCACTCACAGGAAACATTGACTCCAAGCCGTATTCATTACGAAACCATCTATTCGTATCTCGTTTAGTGTTATTTTTTCCACATAAAACCTGATCAGCAGACAACCATGTATCACGTTTAATCTTGTTTTTAGGAATCTTTGCCACCACATCACCCCATTTACCCATGGGTAAAAAACCCTTCTCACGTACCAACATGGAGATGTAAATAATTGGAGAGTCTAAAGCCTGTCTATGAATTTCATCAAGAAAGAAATCTGGTTCTTTATCTTCAAAATAAGCATCTCCATTTACTGGAGGTATCTGCATGGGGTCACCTGAAACCAAGACAGGTGTGTTGAAGGATAAAATATCACGCATCATTTCTTTATCAACCATACTTACCTCATCAAGAATTAATAGTGAGGCATCGACCAAGCTAGATTTAGCGTTTAACGTAAAACACGGATCATCACTTATACCATCATCTTCTGTTTCTTGTAACTTATAAATCAATCTGTGTATTGTATTCACATGTCTACCTGATTTATTCATTAGCACTTTGGCAGCTTTACCAGTGTATGTGGCGAATAAAACCTTTTTTGTGTTAAGCTTTAATTCATCTAAAACAAAATTCACAATAGAGGTTTTACCCGTCCCAGCATAACCAGCTAAATAGAAGTAGGGTTTATCCTTTTTCTGGTAATTAAACCACTGGGAGATGCTTCTGATAGCTTTATTTTGTAAGTTAGATGGTGTTATGTTATTCATAATTATTTGCACTCGTTATTATTTTCACAGTTAAGATACAATGAATGTTTTAATGCGAGGATAGAGAGTGATATTAAAAGCATAATCGCCACTACCACCAGTAAACTGTAGAAAGACCATATCATACATGTTATAGCTATTGAAGTTAATATAGCTACCAATATAGAAACTAAACCCCTTTCAACTCTAAACTGTTTACATCTATCATCATTCATTATATCGTAACTCATTAATCTATAATATCATCTATTTTTTCAGCCAAAGCAAAAATAGATGATATTGCCAAGTGAAAACTACAGTAAAGCAGTGTCGCCCCACTAGCGCATAGAGAAATAGCACCAACAAAACCTATAATATAGCTACCTGTTGATACAGCAGAACTTAGTACGCTATAGCTAACCATGCTAAATAATAAACTTGATGCGAACACACTTAGGTATTGTTTAGGGGATTCAGAGTAATCCATCATAAATAATTCACCTTTTTAGGTTTGAGTAAACCCAAATTATAACACGTTTTACAGCAACACCACATGATTTCTTATCTACCATAGTTCCCGCCTCCTTAACGCTTGATAACAAATCTTTAAACAACTTATCATCCATCTTAGTTACCGATCCCAAAAGTTAGTGCAGGTTCTAATATAACCTAAAATAAAAAGATTCACTGCAACACTAACTAAAAATGCAGCTTGACCACCAACGAATAACGCATTAACCAATAAGTTAATTAACAATAGAATAAATGTTATTAATAAAACTTTACCAACAAAAGATTTCATAAATCACCACCATTAACTAAAAATAAAGCAACAATAAACACTGTCATAACTACAAAGATAACAAACAAGGTTAGCGCACCGTAAAACAACATGCTTGATAGCAAAAGCAAGCTATGGTAAGACGCTAAATCAGATAAAGTATAGAATAAAACCCAACCAATTAGAAAACCAAAATATATTCTATGGAATTTTCTAACGGTCATTAGTGCTATCACCTTCATAAGCAGCGGACAATTCTTTATCACTCAATGAGCAAGAAAATTTATGCAGTATAAAAACAAAAATAGTTAAAGCCACCATTAACGCCGCAAAACTTAACGTAAAGTAATAGATAAGCATGTATGGTGTGTACATGCATAGCAGGAATAATAAAATTGAAGATGATGAATATAAATACATATTCATTTTAGTTTTAGCTAAACTTTCTCTTACCCAGCTTGCTTTTAAATTATCGGACATCACAACTACCTCCAGTCAGAAACAATATTGCTAGCATCTGGTAATGATAAGCAAGATGTTAATTGAATATTATGCAGCATATACCTATCCACATCTAAATCACAATCAAATAACTTAGCTGTATGCGCATTAAGACGAACACTATCAACACTACCGCGTTCAAGTTTAATCATGCCATTTCGATGTAGACCCACGCGTATAACAACTTCATCTAATCCAGTGTATTGGAATATATCAAATCCAAACAAAGCACCGCGGAAAATTTGACCGATATTAACTTCCTGTATTTGATGAAAAGCACCAAGGTTACCTTTTTTTACAGTATCCTGCACTTGCTTTTTATATCCACCTTCCTCTTCCAAGTTTATGCGTCTATATAGTGGCGGTAATAAACTTGGGTTATCATCAGTAAACACCGATGCTCTTAAAGGCATGTTAAGTAGATCGCGTTTATAATCCTTACTAGGTAATACAACAGTGTTACGCATAAAACCAAGTGTGGAGCACAACCCATACATTATGGCGGTGTCTGATATAACACCCTGTAATGTTGTTGTACCCCCCTGCACCATCAAGCTATGATAGCTAAATGGTGTTAAAGTTGTAGCTTTAATAGGTGTTATAGTATTCATTACTTAGAACCAAACCAACTATCAAAGTAATTATCAATAACAGGTTTACTTTCTTGGTAAGATTTATCAAGATTGTTATTATCAAAATCATGTAATAATTGAGTAATGTGATTTTCAACCGCATCACTATTTAAGTTGTCACGATAGACACCACTTAATTCTGTGTGAATCTTATCCTTCACTTGCTCAACACTTAAGCTATTCTCTCCACCAAATAATTTAACCAACTCATAAGGTGAGCATAACGCGCTTTCATAAGTACCCCCATAAATACCAACAACATGAGTTTTAATATTAGTTCCTGTAACAGAGGTTTGCCCACCATAAGCACCAGCAACACCAATACTAAGGAGTAAGTGATCCAAACCAATCATAGGTAAAAGTTTACCACGGGTTGATATCACTTGAACCATTAATGTATTAGGACGGATAAAATGTCGTGTGAACAAGCTGTTACTATTCTTTTTTACTTCAGAGTCAAACAGACTACCATCCTCTGCTGCTGCATTATGAAAACTACTATCTACACACAATTCTTTACGTTCAATACTTAATGCATCAGAATAATTTACCGCCGCCTTCACAGATAAGACACGCCCATCCTGTACAACTGAGTCACCAAACACCAACGTATTTAGATCATAAGCTTGAGAAGGTTTTTCTCCTTTTAATAAAACCGTTTTATTTTGTGAATGCTTACCCCCAACCCCTAAAGCACGAAGCACTTGCAATCCGCGACCTTTTTCAGGATATTTAAATTTATTGGGTACACCACGAACATGAGATTGACCATTGATATCAATATCAGTGATTTCTTCTTCTGCATTACGGAAAATAACAGGTGCAATAGCTTCACGAATCAGCACAATAGATAAATTAGCTGCATTTTTTAGTGAGGGCTGTATATATTCCTTTTTACCATCCATTTGCACGGTTGTGGTTATAGCATCCAAATCAGCTAAATATTTTTTAAATTGTTCCATTATTAAACCTTGTTCTCTTGTTCATTTCTTCTTTCGTTTGAAAGTCTTTTATGTTCCATAATAAATGACATTCTAAATATATTCTTGATGCCGTTTAACTTTCTCTGGCTTGGATATCCACCATTACAGATACCAAACCATATATTTTCCGTGAATAATTTAGCAAACTCTTCACACTCTTGGATTAAAGAACCACCTTCACGACTAAAACTTGATGCTAATAGTTTTTTATCCTTTAATGTTCCCATTAACTTACTTAACACCGCACTAACGATGCTTTCTTTTTCGTTCTGCCCCACCTTAACGCAACTGGTAGCAGCTTCAAAAGATAACATTAAGCACATTTGCTGATACATCACACTATCAGTGTAACTACAATATTTCTGTATACGAGTCGCTTTCTTTCCAAGCTCATGTATATCATTACTTCCCATAGATAGAATTTCCTTTCTGTATTCATTCTCTATTTCAACACTTAATTCATGCTGATTAAATAAACCGCAATCACCACTACCTCTGATAACGCACCACATTTTACATATGGCTTGAAACTTAGTGGCAGGGGATAGATAGTTGCTTAAGGCATCATAACCCAAATCATGATATTCAAGTACTGAACTAGCAAACTTTAACTTCTTACTGGCATCAACACATTGCTGAAAATTAATTGATTGCCCACCAATAAGTTTTGAAATTATAGCTGGCATAGCATCATATGTAAAGAAATTTTTATTTTTATATGGTAACCCACGGAATATATGCGTGGGTCTGCCAGTTCGTAGTGCAGCATTAATAATCAACCTTAACTTATCAACCTGATCCGCTAACTTAGGTGGCATTAATTCAAAACGCGCCACACGAATCATATTAGTATGAATATCGAAACTATCAAATACCTTACCTTTTTTCTTTTCTTGTCTTGCTAAGTCAAATACTGAATAATGTTTAAAACCATTATTATGGTTAAAACCACTAAACCCGCCTACACCAACTGGTATTGATATATTGGTTGGAACGCCGTCATTTTTCCCGCCTTGTTCCATATGGGCTATTGTACGCAATCTGTGTTCTGCTATAGATATAAATCCAACATTTGTTAACGCTTTAGCTGAATTAAACACCTCTGGTCTATTCTCTCTACCTGAAAAAGCAGATACTTTTAAACCATGCATACCTGTTTTACTGTCAATACTTTGCGACATAGGAACATGTTCACCTGTAAATATGCACCGACCTAGTTCATCATTATCAAATGATTGCATCCTACCATTAACAAGATTATCTATATAACTATCAACCGCAATAGATACTTGAGCACCCATACCAGTGAAGTTATGTTTTAATCCTGCGTAATTATCATCACCATCAAGCCATTTATTAAACTCGACAAGCATTTTTTCGCGTAACTGTTGGTTATCTTGAATTAATCCAGTGAAGTGGATAGCATAAATAATACGTTCTGTCCTTTCTTCTTTAAATTCACCTTCTAAACCCATAGATTCAAAACCAATATCAATTAATTTATTCACACGCTCAGATGTGTTGATGCACTTCTTGTTATCTACAGTGAGGTTTAGCATTAATGAAATCAAACACATATCAGCAAACACTGTTGAATTAGGTATGCTTTTCACTGAAAAAAGGTGTTGTGTTGCCCCTGCTGACTTAGGATAATCAGCAGTTAAGTTTATTTTTTGTAATAAACTATCAATATCACTTCTTAAGTTTGATAAATCATCAACATTAACACGAAATAAATCAGCTTTATTCTTACTTGTTGCAGAAACATCTTTATCCCCAGACAAGAAGTCATAAATTTCTTCTGCACAAGGCTGCCCATTACTTAAGCTAGGGAATCCTTTTGCTGATACATTTAATTCTAAATCAAATGGTAGCCTTTCTTTACAAAGAATGATTTTAGCTTTACTAATGATATCATCAGCTTGTTTTTCTGGTAATAGGCATTCTAAGTATCCATCGCTAAATTGATTTAGTAATGGATATTTTGATGTATTGTCAACACAAGCTGTGGTTAGTGAACACACAAACTCTTCAGTCAGGAATGGTGTGTGCGGCGTGTGAAATGAAACTAATTTATATGTTTCATTAAATAATTGCTTGGTTAATACGTTAATGGCATCTAAATCAATACTATCCATAAATAAAAGTTCATTAAGCTGATTTAGTTCATCTTTAACTGGTAAACCATTATCATAGACATCTATTCCATAATTAATCAGTGTATCTTCATCACAAGAAGTGACGTAAGCTTGCTTTATTAAAGCCAATCTAAGTAAGGATAACTTTTTATCTAAACCAAAACCCACGGCTAACGGGGTACAGTCAATGTGCGTACCCTTGTTAACTTGTTGAACTTGCTTATCAGATAGTAATGATATTCTCTTCTTACTCTCCTTCTGTTTAATATAATTTAGTATATGGAAATATATCCGTTCGATATCTTGCAGCTCCATCTTAGTACTCACTTAAACCTCCAAATCCCATGCGCGTTTTTTCCCCAATCCCTGCATACCAAGCAAATCGCAAATCTTCTTCACTCCCTTGCAACACTAAAGGGGCTTTCATACCAATTACAAATGTTACATTACCATTACTATTCTTTTTAATTGGAATATAAACACTGTACTTTTCATTACTACGTAAGAACAAACTGTCTACCGATACCAATAAACTAATATCTCTGTCAGCTAAACGCGATAAACGCTTATTGATCGCCGCAATAATATCAAGATCTCCAAATTCAGAATACCAACTTCGATTCTTTTTATCCTGCTTGCGAATAGCCAAAGGAGATATACAATTAACGGATAATGTATGCTGGTTAGGTAAGATGGGGTCTTGTACAATCTCAATACCTGAATTAATAAAATTCACGGTATCACCAGTTAGGGAACGTGTATAATTCAGATTAGATAAACTAATGCCACTCAAAAACTTTGATAATTCTGATGATGGTGTCGAGATAAATAGAGACTTCACTACATTAATGAACTCCCCGTTTTCTTTTTTTGAATAAGATTCAACAGCAAAATTCCAAGGCTCTGACTTATGACCTATGATCTTACTTTCCTCTACACCAGTTTTCAAGAACGCTTGGACTACTGCATCATGCACAACATCCAAGTATTTATACTCCACCGATTTTGCAGGTGGTGTTATTTTAATCTTCAACATTTACACTTAAACCTTATTAGGGATTTGATATTAGAGATAATATTATTGCACAGCATCATAAGCTATGCAATCAGTTTTTACTGGAAAAATAAAATTATTTATAGAAATACTCTTTGATTAATAAACCAGCAGCAATAAGAAAGCTAAGCATAGAAAGTGACATAAATAAATATAAACCAGTTGATTTTAGTGAAAATTCAACCGCATAACCTGCAATCACTGTAATATAACCAAGTAGGATGAATAACCATATTTTCATTGTTTTTTATACCTTTACAGGTATTAGATGAATAAAAAAAGATACCAATAATACAAGAGAAATTAGCTCACCATAATCAGTGAGTTCACCAATAACCACTAATAAACCAATAAAGAAAATTACAGTTGAAGGGCGTAATTCTTTTATCACTCTTTCATCTCCAATAATTCTTTAAGGCGACGTTCAATTTCATATAAAGCATTGAAATCACGATAACCCTCCTCCACTTCAAATCTAAAGCCGCCAATAATAGTGAACTGGGTATATCTCTGAATGATGTGCTTATGTTTATCCACAGCATCATTGTAATGACTGAAACGGTATCTTTGACATTCATGAAAACTTAAAATAAGTTGGATAGTTTTATTAAAGAAACGAACCATCTCACCAAAAGGCATGGGATCGTCAAGGTAGGAAACAATACCATGATATCTTTTCCAATTCTTCGCGTACAACTCATACTCAGCTACATCCATTTTTCTTAAATATTTTTCATTTAACATGTTATTTACCTGCTAACTCAATATCCTCTTTAAAACCACTACCACATTTACTGCATGATTCTGGAACTTTATCCCACTCTACTGTTTTTGTGAATTTTCTGGCCATTACTTTTATAGGTAAAATCATAAAGATGAGTAGGGTGAGGGATAAAAAAGTGACTAAAGCTGGCCAACTAAAAAACTACCACAACACCCCAACCTAACCCATAAAATACAACTAATACTAGACATTAAAATCAATATCAATGCAAAAACAAAGAATAATATCACTTCATCTCCCACAAATCATTAATAGCACTAATAACACTTAACTCCCTAGGTTTAACCCAAATATCAGAAAAACTTTCATCAGTTATAGAAGCTAAACCAGTAATTTCACTTAGCTCTTGTGTCTCTGGAAACTTATCTAAATCAATTGATAAGGTGTAAAGCTCCATATCATTAAACACTAAAGAAAATGTTAATACAACCCCTGATACAGAATTATTTTGATAGCAACCATCATACTCTATACGATAATTACCAGCAGTGTATTTTTCTTCAAGTAGAGATACAATAATATCATTAAGATAATTTGATGCTGAAATCATTAACTCCCTACGCTTAACTCTATTTCTTTTCCCCACACCCATGATAACGTGATATTCCATGTCAAGACATCGTCTTATAACAGAGATTGACTTTAGTTTATCTTTTTCTACACTCATAATCAATCAACGCTTATATCATTTTTTTTCAAATATCCCTTAATTCTATTTTCACTCATACCCTTTGTAATATGCAACCTAACACCAGCTCTCACGGATAAAAACGCAGCAATTAAGACCATGGCAAAACCAATAACCATAAATACATTGTTATCAGATTGATTACCAATAGTTAAAATAGAAGCACCACCAGTAGTGAAAAATATATTAGTTATTAATGCTGACTTCCATCTATCACGCAACCCTCTTTCCTTCTGTTTCTTAGGTAAACCTAAGTTACAACTTCTCCTTTTGAATCTAAATTTATGATTAACCTGTTTAGCCCCGCTTTTAATGTATTTTCTATCACCCATATCAATACCACACTCAAAATTAATTATAAAGAACCTTAAGTATACATACCAATAAACTAAATATCAATATTTATAACACAATAAATTGATGTTATAATGGGAATCCAGATAAACAAACAGAGATTAATATGCATAAAAATAGAATTCAAGAACTAATTGAATATAGAATTAATCAACTAATGCGAAATAAACCATTGTATCAAGATGATATAGATATAATATCACCATCAAATTTAGCTGAATGCCAAAAGAACGCATTAACCACGTTACTGACAAACCCTGTTGGCATTGTGAATGGAAGAGCTGGACGCGGCAAGTCCACATTAATTCGCTCATTAATACAGAACATAAAACGCAAAACAGACAACCTACATATATGCTCTCCCACAGGTAAAGCTGCTAACAGGTTGCAGGAAGTTGTTGGTCTAGCGGAAAGTGCGGAAACAATACATAGACTCCTTAAATACAGAAGACAAAGTGGAGAATGGGGGTTCACATATAACAAAAGAAACATAGCAGAACACCTGAAACATGTGGTAGTTGATGAAGCTGCAATGGTTGACGGTAGATTATTTTTATCACTGTTAGATGCGCTACCTGATGATGCTAGATTGTATCTAGCTGGTGATTTAAACCAAATCAAACCAGTTGAGTATGATGTGTATGGTAGACCTATGGAATTTTTATCATCCATCGTACCAACATCTACGCTAATAAAAAATCACAGGCAGGGGGCTGATAGCTTAATAACATCTAATTGCGATCTTATTCTTGATAGTAATTACCCTAACCTAACCAGTAATAGTGGCGACTTCTTTATTATCGAGTCAAAAAATATTCCAAAAGAGATTGTTGAATTACAATCAAGAAGAATACCAAACCATTTGAAATGCGGCTATCTTGATATTAAAACTATCACACCACAAGAAGGAGGTGCATGTGGTCACGCCAACATTAATAAGTTAATGCAAGAAACTATTAACAAAGATGGTTGGCAGGTGGGGGAAGGTATAGAGTTTAGAGTGGGCGATCCTGTTATGCAATGTAAAAATAATTATACTAAAAATGTATTTAATGGTGAATCTGGCATTGTAAATAATGAGAAAAAAGAATTCAGAGGTCATTATTCATTTGGGGTAAATATTGAAGGTGGTAGGGAGCTATTCTACACACAAAAGCAAGCTGGGGGTGAGTTGATGCTTAACTACGCAATGTCGATACATAAGGCACAAGGATCTGAGTATCCAGTTGTGATCATTCCAGTTTCAAGCGAGCATATTGATAGATGGGATAAAGCCATGCTCTACACCGCGATTTCACGCGCACAAAAAATGTGTGTTGTTGTATGTGAGAGTAAAAGTATACTAATGGATGTTATAAATAAGTCTTAGCTTCTTGTAGAGCCACTCTAACCATTCCATTCGGTGCACTCAAGCTAAATCCTTTTGTCGTTGTGCGTATAACATAATATCCTTTTGCTGTTTTACGTGTAACGATACCCAGTGGCTTTTTGCTCCAATGCTCTTTATTGGGGTTTGGGTAAGTCCCAAATTCAAGATTCATAATCCAAGGTGTGTGATTTGTTATATACGCCACAGGCTTTTCTATCAACTGGTTTGTACGTAAAAGCTTGAATTCTGGTTCTGTTTTAGATGGGTCAAAACCCTTTATTGGTGAACCTGCTGATAAATTCCAATTAGCTTGTGCAGTACCTTCATCTCTTGGTGTGGAAATAACAATTTTATTGTGCAACCTATTTGCCATGTAAGCGCAAGATTTAGCAGGAATATCTTTCAAACCCTTTTGAATATGCTTAATCTGATCTCTGAATCTTGAATTACTCATAATTATACACTATACTGTTATCTTTTGATTTCTATTTTCTAGGAGAAATATTATTAACCGTAAAAGAAAGATGAAGCTTGAACTACTCCTTAGTTTACGCTCACTAAAAAGAATTCGTTCTATTATCGTTCAAACAAATAGAGACTGCTTCAATAAAAAGCTGGGGTTTATATTTAAGGCAAGAAAAGTTAGTTTAGAACACCCGCTACCAATTAATTATAATGTTTATGCAACCCATATATTTGACATGCATAAAAAAAATATAGGTGTGTATAAAAGCAAGCTGGTTAGGTGTAACGAATTATCTGTGTTGAATGCCTGCTACATTTCCACTAAACCAGTGGAAGTTAAGAGAATAACATTAACAGAAATGCATGATGCTGTGATGGTATTAAGCGATAGAATTAACCAGATAGAATGGGATATACTAAACTTAAATAACTTGGAGGTGCACAGCACTAACGCCTTAACAACCCCCAAAATATGGACTAAACCTCGCAAGACTATTACAAAGGTCGAGCCTGAAGAACAAGATAGTTTATTTGGCTAAGGAGGATACCCACCACTTAATATACTCAGTTGATTCTTTTAGAAAAGGATCAACATCCACATTCTTAATACTTTTCACTAAAACACCTTTACCACCCAAATAATCACCATCCAAATAACTACGACTGTCACCATCAAAATTAAATCCATCACGAATAATCTTGAGCACTAATACATTATCAGCTCCTACAGCATCAACAATAGATTCAACCTCACTGATAAACCCGCCATCACTAACAATATTCACACCATTAGATAAATCAGATAATAAAGACTGACCGAAATAATTATTACCGAAATTAGGTTTGATAATATTTTCTGACATATCAATCATAGCTTCACGAGCACTCATACCATTAAATTTTTCATGCCCAACTTCTTTAAACCGTCGACTTGTTAACTGTCTAAATTCAGAGTTATTTAAACCATAAACCACCTTCACCATTTCGATAAGTCTAGATTTAAACATAACATGCTTACAACCATGTTTAAATGCCAAATGATTAGCTAAAGTATCTTTACCAGCCATTGGTGGAGCGTTTAAAATAACAACTTTCTTACCATTAGTTTTCATAACCACAAACCTCAATTGCTTTTTTACACATACTTTCATCAAACAAACCCATATGACATTCATCCACTGGAATACCAAGTTGCTTAGCTAACCATCTATAAGCTGCGTTTCTATTAATAGTGGTATCTTGCCAGAAAGGATCAAACGCTTTATGAGCTTCATTTCTTAACCTACCTAACTCTCTATCAGCTAGAGTTCCAAGCGGTTCAAATGTGCCGATGTGGGAACCTGTTCTAGTGTCGCAATTATCGCATTCATACATAACACGCTTACCAATTGGTTTCATTATTGATTTAGCACCACAATATCCGCAAATTGGCGAAATACTCTGATGATAATCCCACCGACCATTCCATAATAACTTAATTGCATCATTCTTTCCACTACAAACACCTAAATCTTTATAAAAACTTTTATAATCAAGGTATGCACGCCAGCCATCACAAACTTGTATTACATGCCCCATATATTCATTAGTGGAGGTGTTAACCAGTGTTGAAAGTTTATCACCCTTCATAATATGAAAGGCAAAACATTGCAAAGTTACCCGTTCTTCCATAACCATATCCTTTTTCAAAAACATAAATACTAAAGTATAATGTACGATATGTTTCATTTCAATGTAAAAAGGTAAAAAAATATGAATGTCACACAAATAGTGAGATCAATACAAAAACCATTTGATGCTGATTATTGGGCTGAAAGAAAGTCAAATGATCCAAGATCTGACTTATTCGGCAAAACACCTCAAGAGATTAAAGCAATCTGGGATAATAAAGGTAAGATTTCAAGAAAAAGAGGTATTAGTGTTCACAAGCAGATTGATGACTATTTAATGGGTAGATGTGGTGAGTGCCCATTGTTTTTTAAAGAGTTTAAGGAGGATATAATTGATAAGCAAAAGCTAATACTTCAATCTAGTGAGTTTCCAATAGATCATAACGGTATATCGGCTGTTATTGATGCTATTTACTTATATAAAGATAAACCTATCCTATGGGAATGGAAAAACTATACAAACCTGTCTACATCAGGTTATCCTTGCGTAGATGAATTCTCCTTTTTAGAAAACGATCATCTCACTCAAGCTACTCTACAGTTATGGCTTTACAACTATCTAGTCGGTGAAGGTATGGAAGCACGAATAGGTAACTTTCATGATAACAGATATAGTATTTACAAGCCCAAATTTAAGTATGATAAGGGATTAATAGAGGATATTATCGAGTACGCAAGAGCTGTTTACAACAAATAATCTATATTTAAAGCAAGCTGGGTGTAATTTATCAAGTAAGATTACCTCCACACCAGATTCCAACATCAAACCCCATCAACCCCAATAACTCACACATAAATAATATAGTTATTGCGCTCTCAAATAGTAATGATTATCATTTACAAAATATTTTGTTGTTTCTATACCACAGTAATAACCATACATTGAATGCTGTCTATACCCGTTGTGGTATAGAAACAACAGTACAAAGGTTACGGTTACCGTGATTATTCTGCAAAACAAGTGTTGAAGAGGGGATTAAATAAATTAAAAAACCCCTGTTCCTATATTAAGTTTCAATAAAAAACCAAATAAAACCAATTACATACATAATAAAATAATTAAATAATTAATTTTAGCCCCCTCCTTGAGTTTGC